GCTGACTAGGGTTCATAACCTACCGATTACATCTATATCAGGAAGGAAGGCTTCAGATAGCTCTGAGATGGCTATGGACACCAAGACTGGCAAGATGACAAGTAATACTCATAATGTTGATTGGAGTAAGAGCCAGGCAGGGAATAAGATATTAACAGGTCTTACATTTGCAGCAGCAGCTCCGGCTAATTTAGGATTAAAAGCCACATCTAAATTGGGTAAGGCAGGATTGTTTGCCCTTGATGCATTGATTAATCCAGGAATGGGTTTTGGTAATAAGTTGGGTAAGGCAGGGGTTAAGACACTTGACGCATTGATTAATCCAGGTATGGCTCGAAAACCAATGATATCTTGGAGGTCTTTAAAGCCAAAATCAAGATATGTAAAAGCGAAACAATTAGTTGATGCCAAACTTGAAGGTGAGCAATGGGTAAAGGATTGGTATGACGACCCATATACTAAAAATAGAATTAAGAATATTGAAATGCCTGAAATACAATCCCCTATTTTTGACAATGAATTAAGTAAAGTAGAATTTGCTACTAATCCAGATTTTATTGGATCATCAAATTTTTTTGGAGAAGAGGTGTTAAATAGAGGGCGGAGTTTTAGTAACGGTGAAGTATATGTCAATCCAAATATGCCTAGAAACCAAATTAGATCTACAACAATACATGAGCTTACTCATAACAAAACAAGAAATGAATCTAATTATGTAATTGATGTATTGGTTAAAAGAGCAATGGATAAATCAAAAGCAGCAAGTGATTATGATAATTATTTATTAGATCCTGCAGAGGTTTATGCAAGAATAGCTCAAATAAGATTTACACATAATATTAAACCTAGTGACATCGTAAGTGACAAACAGATAGATAAGATTATTAAATCCAACAAAGGATTAGTAGATAACAGGTTTTTTAAATTAATTAAAGATAAATCAGCATTTAAGGATTTATTTAATCTATTGCCAGCAGTAGCAGGAACAGGAGCAGTGGGAATAGGAGCAGCACAAGCAGGGAATAAAGAATATCAACAAGGCGGGATTACAGGTGATCCTCCATGGAAGAAAAAAACATACAGTACTATTGAAGATGCACCATACAAAGAAAAAGAATTGCCAATAAAAACGAGGCAAGATTTTAAAGGTAATTTTTTGAGTAAAACAGCAAGTGGTGGCGTAAGAAGAGATTCATATGGTAAGCTTGGAGACTTATATAGATATTTTGGAGGATTAGACTTAAAACATGATGTACTATATAACAGTAAATACAAGCCTTCAAATAGTAAAGATCCAAATGCTAAATATATAGCAATACAAGATTCAGCTTTTAGGAGCGAGATATTATCAAATGCAAATAGGATTTTTAATGCCAATAAGCTAAAGGAAAAAGAAAGCAAAATAAATGAGAATACCTATACGGTAAATTTAACAAATTGGGGAAAAAACAGTTCTGCTCTAGGTAATGTATTTATATCCAGAGGAGAAGATGAAAATGGTAAATATATTTCTTACTATGATGTATTTGATAGAGAAACAGGTGCTATCGGGAAAGATGGATTTGATTTTAATGCAACAAAGCCTTTTGAAGTTTATGATAGAATATATATAGATACGGACAAGACTGGTAATGCTGTTGAAAGAAAGAGTTTTCAACAAGGTGGAGTAGTAACCTCTAAGTATGGACAATGGAAGTATCCTGGGCAAGTAACAAAGGTTCCAAGTGGTGACATTACGATGGAAGGAGTAAACTATCCTGTATTAGGCGTTTCAGACAGTGGTGACAGGCAGATGATGTATCCGGGGGGAAACTATCACTTTAAAGGTAAAAGCGTCATAGAGTACCCTATTTTGCCTAAGATGCAAGGTGGAGGACAGCTACCCAAATATCAACTAGCAGGAGAAACACCTAAAGAGACCTACCAAGATGAAATAGAGGGTAGGCACTATGGAATGATATTCGGTAAACCACCCGAGGGATATAGTAAGCCAGGGAGAGCGACTAGCAAGCCAAGGAATATAAGCTATCGTACAACACCAGCAATAGAAGATTTTTCGCTAGGTGCTGTTGGAAGTTATAATGCAAACATTAACCCTTTTCTATTAGGTGACCCTGAACGAAGAAAGCAAGAGTTTCCATATACTCCAACACGTCTTGGTATTTTAGAAGAACCTAGAAGTAATTGGGGAGAGCCAACAATAGATAAGACTATTAATCAATCTTATACAGATATGTATGACTTTTATCACAAGCCTACTACATCTTCTATTGGTCTTACTGCAAATATTCCTCTGAAGACAAGAAGAAGTGGTGCTTATGGAGACAGGCAAGTTTCGTACAACCCTACATTATCATATGAGCAAGGGCAGATGTACAAATGGAATCCCTACTATTCTCAACAGAAAGATATAAATACTGCATTCCCTCTTGAGGGAGTTGATAGGACTAATGCTGGAGAATTTATACCATTTAAAGGTGCTAAGTTGGAAAACGAAATACAATTTAAAGAAGAGACTGGTAATTGGGTACATAAACAAATACCTAATGTAGATATTGAATGGAATAATGTTGACAGGAAACCTAGATTTGGTTTTGGACTTAAAGCGGAAGAAGAATATTGGGATAATAAGAATAAAAATGCTTATACTGCTTCTTTAGGTGCAGGATGGCAGCCTTATAATGGTGTGAGCGCAGACATGAGGTTTGGTTATAAAAGACGAATTGGTAAAAACGGAATCCTGAGTGCTGATGTGTCAAATCCATTTTGGAATACAAATTCTAAAGTAAATGTAGGATATACCCATAAGTTTCAACAAGGAGGCGAGACAAACTCTATGCTTGACAATATTTACAAGAAGTACCCTGCATTAAAAAGAATGGGCAAGACAACAGTGGTAGCCGATCCATCATTTACAAGCAAGAATACAGGAGTTGGTAGTATAGAGTATTTTTCTCCTAATCCATATAAGAAGGTCAATGAGACTTTTGATATGATAGAGCAGTCAGCAAACAAGTATCCCGAAACAAGGAGAGGTAGTATTCGTTATAACAATGGGTTTGTTGGTGAGCATCCAAACACAGACACTCATGGTGTACGTTATGATCCTAATGATAATAATGAGCAAGATGTTATGCTTGATATGCTTCATGGAATGACTAAAGATCCTGTATATGCAAAACACAGGAAGGACTTTGGAAATACTCTTATGAATAGTAAATGGGGAGAAGATTTGCATTACAACTTCCAAATGGATATGGACAGAACAAAGAAGACTCTTTTAAAACAAGGTAAAAGTAAGAAAGAATTAAACAGTCTAAGTGAAGATGAGTTTGCAGACAAGTACATGGATGGCAAGGATCAATGGAAGCAAACATGGTTGGATGGTGTTATCAGGAATCTTATGTTTGAAGGTACTCCTGAAGACTTTGAAAAGGCGAAGTATTGGGATGGACTAGAAGACCTATATTTTCAAGATGAGAATGTAAAGAAATCCTTTGGACAATTAAAGAACTATCTTAAGACAGGTAAAGGCTATATGCTACCTGAATATGAAGTGACAGCAACACGCGATACGTCTAAGCTTCAACAAGGCGGACAATTTAATGACAATGACATGAAGACAAAGAAATATAAGAAAGGTGGAAAACTGCCTAAATATTATACAGGTGGTCCATTTATAGGTAATGACTATATAGGTGATATGTCCCAATATGACTATGACACAGGTATATGGAATGGAACAGATCATGGTGGGAGTTATGGCCAAACAGATGTTCTTAATAGTGCTAATGGCTACGGAGATGACTTCTTTAAAGGTGCAGGGAAAAGCGCATTATCAATGGCAGGGGCAGGAGCAGGTATTGGCGCAACCTTTGGACCTGTAGGAGCAATAATAGGAGGTGGAGCAGGAGCACTTATAGGAGGAACTATTGGTGGTATACAAGGCCTTAAAGCAGCTAAAGCAGAAGATGAAGTAATTCAAAGGAAACAAGACATGATGGAAAAACAATCATTAGCATATCAACCTAGGGGAACTAGGATGTATAAACAAGGAGGACAGGCTATGGCAAATCCAAATGCAGAACTTGAACAACAAGAAGGAGTACAAACTCCAGATGGAGAAACCTTTAATGTAAATGGTGCTCCACATGAGCAAGGTGGAATAGAGATGGCATTGGAGCAAGGGTCAAGGATATTCAGTGATGATGAGTCAATGGCATTGCCCGATGGAAGGACTCCTGCACAAGTATTCAAGCAGTTAAGCAAGAAGCTTGATTTCTATAAGAAGAATGCAGAGAGTGGTGCTACATTAGCTAAGCAAACAGCTAAGGCTATGATAAGTAGTATAGAGAAGAAGATTGATGAGTTATGGCAATACCAAGAGCAAGTCAAACAATCCCAAGGAAGCTCACAGGAAGGGCTAGAAGGGGAGATAATGGGTCAGGAGGGGAATTACTACCCTGAGACAGAGAACGTGCCTCCTGAAGCTATATATCAGGAAGGAGGTATCGGCCCACTTAGTCCTTGGGAAATTCAAAAGCTCAAAGGAACTTATTTAAAAGAACCTAAAGATCGAGAGAATCACGCAATACAAAGTTTTAAAAGTACATATGAAACTGAAACAGGAAAGAAAATGACTTCTACTCAAGAAGCTAAATTGAGAGAAGAATATTTAACTAATGGTACAGCCAGAGGCGAGCTAACAGGAACAGAAGAAACTTATTTATTTCCAACACAGCCTTATATGAGTGAAACAAGAACAAGTAACGCTTCAAAAATCAATCCTAGTAATAGAGATGTTTATACTCCTGAAGAATGGTCTGTTGCTGCAAAGGAAACTGGAGACTATAGATTAAAGGAATATAATGATGCTGTTAAAAAACATATAACATCTCCTACCTCTAGTCCATATTTTAAACGTGGAGGTAAGTTGCCAAAGTATCAGCAAGGCGATATTTACACTTCAGAAGATGAAAGGTTAAACAAGATAGCAAGGAATGCTATTAGCAGATCAACTAATCCTTATTATACGGGCTTATCAGGTAATTATACCATACTTAAAGATCCTACATGGCCTCCAGCAGCCACACAGCAACAAGGTATTGACTTAAGCACTCCAAGAGGATACAGACCTCAAGGTGTAGGTGGAGGAAACAATGCTTTTATAGCAGAAGATCAAATTGGAGACGGATATCAAGTTCCTGGTGATCCTCCAAAGGTGCCTCCTTACTTGGCTAACATTGCTCCATACTTTGGTGGGCAACAACAAGCGTCAGGTGGTATAGATCCACGGATTATTACTGAGAATGGACAGATGAGGTTATATGCTAATACTGGTACTGAGGGAGAAGATTTACGACAACTAGCTATTGATACATGGGGAGACGTTGGTGCAAAGACTAACATTCAAGGAGAAGATTTATATTACTATCCAACAGGAGCAGGAGAAACAGAAGTTGCGGGGACTAAGAAAAAGTCTACACAACTAGCGAAAAACAAATATGTTCCGACTACAGCAGATGCTACAACAGAACAACCTATGGAGCACGGAGTTCCTGTTTCTGATAAACCACTAAGCGAATTAACGGCTGGCTTGTCAGCAAATTTAAGGCAGACAGGAAATCCTGCAATACCATTAGGAGAGAAAATTCCATTTACAGGTACACCAAGTACAGAGATGGGTGATAATCAATTTGACTGGAAGAGTCTCATTCCTTATGCATCAAGAATACCGGGTATGGTTAATGCTTTAAGAAAGATGAAGGTTCCTGAAGCAGAACAAGCCAAACAGATAGCATATAAAGATCAGGTATTTGATCCATATCCTATACAAGCAGCAGCACAGACTGCTAAAGATGCTGTGTCAGCAAACTCTAACTACGCACCTGTCACAAGGGGAATTCAACTTGGCTTAGAAGGGCAGAAGCAGAAGTCATTAAACGAAGGTCAAGCTGGAGTTAATAAGTTAAACTTCGTAGGAAGGAATCAAGTAAATCAAAGCAATCAACGTACAGACATGTTTAATACTCAGGCAAGGAATACAAAGAACATGACACAGTTTGCAGCCGACCAACAAAGACTGCAGAATATTGATATGGCAACAAGAGATGTAGGTGACATCTACATGAAACAACAGTTCGAAAAAGCTGTTATGGAAAGAGATGTTACTTCTATACGGTTGTATACTGATAGTCTCATAAAGAATGGTGCTACATGGGAGAAGATTCGTCCATCATTAGTAGGAATGCTTGATGATGATGTATTAAGAGAGTATGACGCAAAATATAAAGATAAATAGTTATGGCAAATCCATTTTATGAATATCAACCAACACTATATGTCCAGCAGTATGCTCCGTATCCTGTACAGCAGTATGGTCAGGCAGCACAAGCTATACAGGGAAGAGTAGATACTAATATCGCTGCTTGGAACGAGTTAGATGTGCTTAGTGCTAACTTTAAAGATCAACTTGGAGTAAATGATCAATACCATGCTGATGAGGCTAGGAAGATTATTGATGATGAGCTAGGTGCATTGATTGATCAAAAGAAGTGGCTTGACATAGACTATAAGCTACCAGAGGTGTACAAGAAAGCCATTGGCAAGAATCGTGACCTTATATTCTCTATGCAACAATTTAAGAAGATGCAAGAAGGTGTACAACTCAAACAAGAGTATGGCGCAGAAGGAGTAGACTTTAATGACCCTGCCAATCATACATCTGTAGTTACTGATCCTGCAACAGGAGAGAAGCAGTATATTCCGTACACACTTGATGTTGAAAAAGAAGCAAAGCATTCTATCATAGCACAACAGTTACTTGGAGGCATGCCACAAGAGTCCATACAAGAAGCATTTAAAGATATGGGTGAAGGATGGGAGGAAAGTATTACTAGGTCAGGTATCAGTAGAAGCAGATTGAATAGAGTTGCTAAAGAAACCGTAGATGCTTTTAAGGATGCTGATCCTCAGTACTTGAAAGTAGAGGCGCATAAAGCTGGCATCAACGTAGCTGGTATGAGTGGAGACGAAGCTGAACAGGCATTGGTTGATTATTATAACAGTCAAGGTTTAAATGGCCAAGCTATAGTTGACAAGAATGTATATGACTATGTAAGGAAAGCAAATGAGAAATTAATAAGTACTTCTACAGGGATAAGCAGTAGACAAGTTGCAACAGGTACTAGAGGAAATGGGGAAGGTGGCGATCCTTCATATAGTGGTATATTTGAGAGAGTAGGCGTAATAGATGTAAAAAATATAGCTAAGTCACAAGCGGACCTTGATAGAAAAATTTCACAAATGAAAGAAAAGGGCGATATTTCTGGAGCAGAATTTCTTGAAAGACAGAAAGGTGTTATAATGAATGCATTTATAAAACAGAATCCTAAATATGCAGATATCTATAAAAACAAACCAACATCTGGTAATGAAGATGTAGACCTTCTTGTTTCTGATATCTTTGATTCTAGAAATACAATGGGAAATTTATTAGGAGATATTGTTGACGTTGGTGTTAACATGTTCAATAAATCATGGGAGCCAATAAAAAAAGCTGTTGGTGTTGACGTAAGCGGAGAAGAAAGAAAGCCGAGGTTTAGGATACCATTTGCACAGCATAGTAAAGAAATTATAAGGAGCTCCGTTGATAGTGAATTGTATGCAAAAAATCTATCTGGCTGGTTAGGGAGAGATGTTAGTAGCACAGAAGCTGAAAAGATCAGAGACTATGCTATGGAATATTATGATTGGCAGAATAGTGGTGGGATTAAAATGGATGAAGGGTTTGATGATTTTATTGATAATGGCGCACCTGTTGAAGATGTAGTACAAGTGTTTAGTGATCCTAAGGTAGCAAAAGAAATTACTTATCATGTTAAACAGATGGATTTGGCACAACTTGGTGACTATGATATTATATCAGCTAAGACTAATAAGCAATTAAAGGATGACCCTATCAACCCAAGAGACCTTGAGTATGTAGGTATAGCTTATGCCGGACCAAACAGTCCTCCACAGATAGAAGTGTTCGATACTAAAGAAACAGATCCCGATAAACAAACTATTAGACTCATACCACGTACTAACAATGATGGACTTGTTAACTATATCTTTGATCAGATGGGAGAAGAAGGACAGGTACAGAAGATTAACTATCAATACTATAATGAAAAGATAACTAGGCCAATGGAGATTGCTCCGGGTATTAATATTGCTCCTGTAGAGAATTCATTGACTAGCTTTTATCTTGAGAGGGGAGATGAAACACCAATTACAATAGGTGATTATATGCAAAGCTTGATACCTTCTCCTGATGACAAGGGATATAGTTCAAGAAAGAAATATGCAACACACAAATATAATCAGTACCTTAATGATAATAACTGGGACGGTACAGATATAGAGTTGCAAAGAATTATGGATAAAACATTAACCGGGGGGAAGGAGCTTGTGATTCTTGCACAAGAAATCTACAGAGCAAATCTAAAGAAATAAATATATGCCTGATTACACTTACTTAAAAGACATCCTTGGTGATGGGAAGACATCTATACCAGAGATATTAGCACATGAACCAAAATCATATGAGCCAAAAACTTATTATGGTCTTGAAGGTTATAATAACAAGAGACTTCCCGGGATTATAGGAGCTGCTGGTGACATAGACGAGTACCTTGCACAGAACCAAAGTCGTGCATCAAGAGTAGCCAATGGAACACTACGTCTCGGGCTAACTACAGGCACTAAATTTCTTGAAGGAATGGGCTACCTAGTAGACTTAGGGTTTGAGGGAATAAAAGAAGCTACTACAGGAAATGTAGATCAATATAGTGAAAACTTTATATCCAGAGCAGCCGACAATGGTTTCTCTGCCTTCTTCTCAGACATAGAGGATGACCTTAAAGAAGCTCTTCCAATTTATAAAACACAGAAGTATAAGGATGCCTCTCCATTTGGACAGTTATGGAGTCTTAGCTTCTGGACAGATGACTTTGTAGACGGTCTTGCTTTTATGTTGTCTACATGGATACCTGGCGGTGCATTAAGCAAAATGGGCATGGGATCCAAAATAGCAGGTGGATTATCCAAGTATGCTAAGATGACTAATCTTGGAACAAAATTACAGAACTTAGAGAAAGCAGGTAAGGGGATTGATAGGATTGCTACGTGGGGATTGATGACTTCTTCTGAGGCTATGTTTGAAGCCAAAGATGTTAAGGATGCTGTAATTGACCAATTATATGAATTAAAGGAAAAGGGAGTTCTTAACCCTACAACAGGACAGCCATGGACTGACGAGACCATTAAGCAAGTGGCTGCTGAGAAAGCGAGGAATACATATATACAAAACCTAATAGCTCTTGCCCCATCAAACTTTATCGAAACAGGATTTATATTCGGAAAAGTAGGTGGTAAGATCGGAGGTAAAATAGCAGAAAAGGCTGGTTCATATAGCAAGAAGACTGCTAAGGGAATAACAGGTTATCTTGATAGTTATGGAGGGAAGATAGCCCAAGGCGTGGGGACAGGAATATTATCAGAAGGGTTGTGGGAGGAAAACATCCAGTACTCTATACAACGTATGAATGAAATCCATGGTGATGCTGTTGAATATGGAAAGAAATGGTACTATGCCTTTTCAGATTTTCCTAAAGCAATGGATAGTCTTGGTGACTTAAAGGATGATGAACGTCTTAAGAATGTGATCCTTGGTGGACTACTCGGAATGGGTGGTGGAGCAAGAAGAGGTTACATTGATAAGAGGGATGAAGACATTGCCATAGACAAGGGCATAAAGAACGTACAAAGTAAATATAAGGCAGCATTTGGAATGGATGTGTTTGCCATGAGTCCTGAGGAAAAAATAACCTATGGGACTGAAGAAAAAGATGGGGAGACAAAATACTTTAAAGAGAGTCTCAAAGAGGGGGAGAAATCAAGGATTAATCTATCAGAGTTTGAGTATGAGAAAGAAACAAGGGATAATGGCATTGACCCTACCAAAGGTGGTACTATCGAGGTAAAGTCAAAGCCAATAGCAACAGAGGATGGTAATCTTGTACAAAGTGAACAGAAGATTGAGGAATTCATGTCATCAAAAAGATTCATTGAGGAGCTTGAAGATGTTATAGAAGCAGAAAGGAATAAAGTCAATCCTAATAAACGCAAGTTAGATTTCTTTATTAATGAGAAGATGATTGAGTGGGCTAAGGCTGAGTTTGATTTAGGTAGAGGGGAGGAGGCCTATAATAAGTTAGATAAAATAGGCAATATGACACCTGAAGAATTAGGTACACTAGGATTTGACTATCGCAGTGAACCTGATCCCAAAAAGGCAATACAAGCAAGGAAGGAGCTGGTTAAGGAGTATGAGAAAATATACAACGTAACAGATGCTACATTCAATGCTCCTAATATTAAGAAGTCTACACTTATAAATAATCAAGCAAGGAAAGAAGAGGGATACAGGATAGGTGCTAGAATGGCATTTCTTAAGAGAGAACTGGCTAATATAGAGAATGACTTTAATCTAATCAATGAGAAAGATTTAGTTGCTTCGGAAATCAATAAGCTTGTCTATGATTATGAATATGCAATAGCTGCCATTACTAAGGCTAAGGCTGATAATATTGATGCAACAGAACTTATAGAAGAAGCTGAGAAACTTGAAAGTCGAATAAAAGTACTTAAAGGAACGGCTGGACTTAAAGAAGATACTAATGTCATTCGTGGCAAGCGTACTGCTGATTCATTAGATGCAGAGATTAAACTTATCCAACGTGCTGATATTGTTAATTCACTTAACAAGTTGGCTGACAGATTTGATAAGATCAGTGACCCTGCAACTGGATATAATTACTTTGTAAAAAGTATCAAGGGAAAGCCGTATAACGAAAGAAGTGTAAGGAATAAGATTGAGATTAATAAAAACACCACAGAAGGTACTTATGAGGCATATGAACAAGCAAGGACAAAGAGGGAGTTTCTATTTGATAAGATAGACAATGCTTCATTAGACTATTCATCTACACTATTACGAAAGATGTTTCGGGAGAACATACCACTACTAAGTATACTTGAGAAGGTTAGGAATGATGGTCTTAAGTTAAACAGAGGTAGCATGTCAAAGATCAAGGCTCATGTTAATGATCTGCTTTCAAAGAAGGAAAGACATGATGAGCTTGTTAATTCACAGATGTTGCCGGACTCTCCTGCACTTACTACTGCTGAGACACAAGAAGTAAATGATCTTAAGAAAGAAGTTATAGACAACTCTGATGTAAGAAAGACACTGGAACTTTATGATGAGATTATAGCTAACAAGAAAAGATATACTGGTGAGATAAAGAATAGGACTATTGGAGAGATTCATGCAGACCTTGTTAATGAGTATATCGAAGACGGTGAGTATATAAATGGACTCGTTGATAAGAACAAACTCTTTGATAATGTTGACGAGATTGACAAAGTTGTATCTGCTATTGAAAGGGTTAAGGAGATATTTAGTGAAAGGGAAACAAAACTCACTTCTGCTACATTAAAAAGGATTAACGATATTCTTAAAAGACTAGCTGCTGATAAGATTATAGCAATCAAAAGAAAGAGTGATAATGAAGAGCAGGAAAAGAGATTATCAAAAGATATTACGACTACTGCTTTCGCATCTCTAGGGATTGACATAGACAAGTTTGCTAATACAGGTAGGTTGGATTCATCTGTTACAAATAAGAAGCTATACGACCTTATAAATAGGCTTGTACCGTCTATTAGTAATATCATTAAGGAAGGTAGCTATATTGAGTATGCTATCATTATCCAGATGATAAAAGACAGCAGAGTAGATGAGGTTGATAAAGTTGGCCTAATGGAAAGCTTAGATGAGATTTATGATGAGGTTTTTGAGGCTACAATGTCAACAATTGCTGGTAAGATGATTGCCAAAAATCCTGCTTTCTCTGGAAAAAACCGCACTATTGCTCCATATTACAAGAATCCATCAAGGGCAATGGGGCAAATAATGCTTATTTTATCAAACCTAGGGTTGTCATATTCAGATGAAACTAATCCTGGATATAGGTATGACAAAAATAGGCTTATGAATGGATTGCTAAGTGATCTAAAAGAATCTAAGTTATCAGGGAAAGATGCTTTGATTGAATTCTTTGAAAAACATAGGGAGTTGGTTTCTATGCATGACTTAATGCAGACGCTTGCTTCTGACTATAATTTACCAGAAGAAATTACTGCCGAGAAAGAGTATGGTAAGAAGCAGCAATCATTGAATAATAAGAAAGCAGACTTCACTCCTTCCCCTACAGTACAGCAGTTACTTGCTATAAGAATGTTTGGTGTGTTCTTTAATAAGAAAAATGTGTCTGGTTGGAATGCATGGGCAAGTATGGTAGGTCCAGCAGGAAGTGGAAAGACCTTTGTATTTGCTAAGTGGATCAAAGGATTGTTGAACTTAACTGATAAAGAAATATATACTGTAGCCAGAGAACCAAAGCAGGCTGAAATAATAAAGAGAAGTTTAACACCAAGCCTTACAGAGGTAAATACTATTGGATCATTAATCGATTCATTGACAGGAGATCATGGTAGCCTTAAAGGCAGGAAGCTTATCGTTATAGATGAAGCAGCTAGGTTATCAGCCCTTGAGTTAGTAGCAATCAACAACGCTCTTGAGAAATATAATAGTAAGCAAGATGTTGAAAACAAGCTAAGAATATTAGCACTATCAGATCCTAATCAGTTTTCAGAAAGCAACTTCCCTGCTATAAGTGACTTCATTGAATTAAGAAATAGTGAGGGTATGACCGATCTTCCAAGATTATCCATACTTTATAGGTCTACTGTACCTTCGCTTAACGATGCCTTAAACATGTTCTCTAATCAGTCTACTGATATGAGGAAGGAAACATTGCGATTCAAATCTAATGCAGACGCAAGTGGTGTTGAATTGTATGGCGCAGAAGGTACGCATAACTTTGTCAATAAAGTAAAGGAACTTGTTGCAGATAGAATTGGTAAAGATGATAGGAGAAGAGCCATCATTGTAAGCGAGCAAACTAAAGAAGCATGGAAGACTAATAATCCATTAGAAAATGAAATCAGTAAAGGTGTCGCATTCCTTACTGTAGCAGAATCAGCAGGTGATAATTTTGACGAGGTATATGTATTTATTCCCAAAGGCGACTATGGTAAATCTCCATTTGTTGAGAACAGGGCTATCTATACAGCAATGTCAAGAGCTAAGTATTATTCTTTGCTTAGCGAGTTTAATGTCCAGAATATCTATGACAATTCTATTAAACCACTTATAGCTGATGAGATAGGAAATAATGTCAAAAGGCTTAATGAGTTTGTAGAGGATAGAAGAAAGGACGAGGACCTGATGTATGAATATCTGGAAGGCGAAAAGGATGAAGAAGATGAGGAGGAGGAAAATAAAGAACCAGAAAAAGATGATGAGAAAGAGGATACTTCTGATGATTCTTACAAGACTGTAATTACTGATGAGCCTAATGATGTAGAGGTAGAGGAAGAAATACTTAGTGAAGAAGATGAAGAAGTAGAATACCATGATGAAAAACCAAAGAGCAATAAACAAGAAAAGTCTAATCATAGATCCTTCCATACAAACAATAGTATATTTAAACCTGTAAAAATCAAGGAATCTACAATCCCTCCTATACAAGAAGGGGATGAAGTCTATTATGTAGTAGGTAAGTATCAAGACAGAAAAGACCCTAAGAAGAAGGAGCGTAGAAAGGTAAGTGTAATGCAAAGAGTTGAGGTTAATGGAGAGGTCTTATTCAGAGAAGTATCTGTTATTAGTAAGCATGATGCTACACCTAAGGGATATGAAGCATTATTTGACAACATAAAGAGTATAGTTGATACTGATATTGATATGGCTGATCAATTTGAAGCTAAGTTGGTCTATGTTAGTGGCGGATTCTATAGGATTACTAACCTATCTAAACAAAACATACTTGGTACAGGTCATGTGAGCAACGGAGAGAGGCGATCTTTCCAATATGATACCAAAGGTACTCCAAGGAAGAAAGGCTTCAGGAGACAGCTTATATCAGCTGTAGTAAAAAGTATGTATCCGAAGTCAGTATTTGGTCCTATATGGGGAAGCGAGTATGCTTCTATGATTAATAATAAGATCACAGACCTTGCTGAGAAATCATACTTTACAATATTCACAACAAGTGACAGGAAAGCACTATTACAAGAAGGATATGGAGTTATACCTGGGCTTCCACATCTTGTAGTTCCTGACGCATATAGCTTGGAAAGGGGAAAGCCATCAAGGACATTGTATCTTAGACTTGATTGGCAGAAGATGAATAATAAAGACAGCTTCTTGTCTCCATTAAGAGACTTTGTTAAAAAGATTAAACAAATAGAAGGCCTTATAGCTACTAAGGGATTCAGAATGGGTAATGCTGTATTCAATGACTTTGTATCAAGAATAGCAAACAATAAAGAACTTACTGAATTCAAAGTAAACGAGGCAGACATAAAGAAGTTTAAGCTTGATAAATCATTAATAGGGGAAACTATTACTTTCTTAAGCGCAGTAGAATCATATATGAGTGCAATCAAGGGTAAGAAGTTTAATATTAGTGATGAACTAAGGTTTGCTGCTACAGAGGTTACTTCTATGCTCTACACGAAGAGTGAGAATGGAAAGAACAACAATGATGGACCAATTCAAAAGTTATTCAATAGTATCGCAAGGGCAAACAACTATACTAATGGAATAATGCTACAGACAGGTATTTATGATAAGTCTAAGAAAAAGATATGGGTATCAGGAAAGGCGCTTCTTTCAGGATCTGCTGAACATAGCAGTACTAATCCAGCATACAGAAAGGTAAGCGAACAACTAAAGAGGAAACTTGCAAGAGCAGAAGAGAGTGGGGACCAGGCAAGGATCAAACAAGCAAGAGAGGAGTACGATAATAGAAAGAACTCCTTGAATAATATAACACTTAATGACTTAGAGACTATACTTGGTTCAGAGCTAAATGCACCAATTGCTATTTCTAAGTTTAATGCATCAGTTAAGAAGCCAAAGGAAAGTAAGAATGGCAGGGGAGTAAGAAATACATTTGTTGCTATGCATCCTTCTTTTGTCGATATAGATATTGAAGGTGAATATGCTGATAAGGGTAATAAAGAGCCTAAGTCAAAGACAGAAGTTATCGTTGATAAGAATCAAAAGAAAGCAGATACAGATATATCAAGCCTTGGAAGACGTACAAGACCAAAGCCTAGACCAAAACCGTTTAGCAAAATCATATTGTCTAAACAAGAACTTGGAGAAAAGATATCAAGAGAAACAACAAGAGAATACTTAAGAAGAGTTATTCCGGGTATAACAGATAGTGAAATAAAGTTTGTACAAGCTGAGGAGATAATGCGTCTCAATGATGACAAGCAAGCTTATGGGCTTTACCTTGATGGTATCATATACCTACTAGAAAACAAAGATGGTACTGTATACGAGAAGGTAGCAAGACATGAAGCTTTTCATAAGATATTTAACGAGAACTTTAGTTTTGCACAGAAGACTGCTTTTGCTATACACTTCTCAAAAGAATATCCAGAATATGCTATAAGAGATAACGAAGGTGCTATTGAATACCTTGCAAGAGTAGAAGAAGAGATAGCCAATCTATTCCATGAATGGAGAGGCGGAACTGTTAAGGTTCATTCCTTTATTGATAAAGTGTTTACTGCTATAATGGATATTGTTAGATTCATTACAGGCAACAGGAGTAAGATAAATAGTTACTTCAACGCTATTGATAATGGACGTTATTCTAATCAAAGTGGGGTTGCTTTAAATTCATTACAAAGACTATCCAAGATACGTGAAGATTACATATACAAAGACTATGCTCCGCAAGACTTTTATCGTCATCTAAAAAAGGAAATTATATACCATATCAATAATAAGGTTAGTGGTATAAAGAATCCTAAGAACGAGGATGCGTCTGACGTGCCTGTAAGGGTTGTAGATGGTGTTGTAATAAATATACCACAAACATTCCAAGAGGCAATGGACAATGTACTGCAAGGGTTTATAAACTTAAAAGAAGAGTTAAAGGACAAGTCCAGTCTTAATCCAGATGAAGATTTCACGCTTGGCATGGCGACTATTATAACAAGGCAAGATGTAAATAAAGAATATGGTGTTTACAAGAGGCTTATCAATGATATATACCCCACCATACATTATTCAGCCTTTAAATATTTCAGAGAATTTATTAGTGATGACATTGAAGATGCTCCAGAAGAAAGAGAGCTTGAGACTATAGATGGTATCATAAAAGCAAAGGACAGTGAACTTTATGACTCTATGGGGAAAACTTCTCAAAAGGTAAGACAGTTTGCAAGTACAATAGAATTTATTGATAAAGAAGGGTATGCTGACTATATTGACTTTAGGTATGTATACAGGAGTCTTCTTGAAGCATTCTCCTTGGTTGATATTAATAAAAGCAAAGAAGACTATCTTAAAGATTTAAAGGAGGCTATTCCTGGCAACTCTTCAAAAGCTACTGCACTTATACAGAAGTTATCAGGACTAATAGATGGAGCAAAACGCAGTACTGTTATAGACAGCAATGAAGGCTTACCTATATGGGCTAAGTTTTCTAATACAAATACATTTGTCTTTTCAAAGAGTGGAAAGGATATACAATCAAAAACACTGTCTACATATGATAGTAATGACATTGTTGTAGTAAAGAGGTCTGCCAATGAGAACACACTTCACTACTTTAAACGTATAGCTAAGGCTGCGGAAACAGAGTATGATACTAAAGGACTTACGTTTATCAAAAGTATGTATGACAAAGCATATTCCAGTGAGGTATTGCTTGAGCTTACAGTACACTTTGGATCACTATATAGACAAAATATATGGAAAGGTAGGGAAGAAAACAAGTTTGGAAGACTATATGGCTATCATGAAGAAACAGATACTGGTGGTAGTAGTACTATAGCGAGTAACATCTCTCACTTTATGGTAAAGGTATTAGATAAAGAAGGGTCATCATACTTTGATTCAATTACTCAAAAAGCTAATGAGGTTATTAGTTCTGGAACAGAGAGTCAACAACATAGTCTTGTTACTGCATTGCTTAATAAAATATCAGTAATAAAAGAAGATGGAGAAATTTCTGATCCAAAAGCTGTGCTACAGATGTTTGTAGACATAATGAAGGTGTATAATGAGAGTGATGAAAAACTAACTAATGAAGAGAAGATAGTCGGAGTAAAAAGCAGGATTAATAAAATGGCTGATGTTATGGCAAGGGACTTCTCAAAGGGAGAATCTTTTAACTATTTCAGAGGTGATCGTAAGAGGGCGTACTTGTATATCCAAAGTAATATGGCAATGGATGTACTGCGTTCTATTATCAATCGCAAGAGTCCTACATCAAAACACTTATTTGGTAGAGAACTTCCAAGGTTTCTTGGCACTAGATTCTTTGAGTTCAATACAATGAATCCTATTCCTTCCAACAAAAGATTAGGGTCAAAGAGATTAAATAAAGTATATGACTATGACAATTATGACTCTGCTTACAACAGGTCAGACAAGACCAAGAAGCCAGTAAGATACGAAGATGAATTAGATGGTGACTTTATAAAGAGATCATTCTGGATGCAGTTTATAGGCTATGTGGCACAGCATAAAACTTCCAAGGGCGCTAAGGTAAGATACAAGCAACCATTTTGGGTGATAGGAGAAAGGGGAAGGACAGTGGCAGCAGAAATAGATTTACTTCCTGAAAAGGATATAGTGGAATCTATAAGGATGGCTATTATACAAGAAGGCCACAGACCAGATCCAACCGAAGACAATGAATATGATGTAGTAGGTTATGATGTTAATTATAATAAATCATACTTACCAGGCATGAAAGATGGCGCTGTTGTCAAAAGAAAGACAGGAGAGACAGATGCTGCTTTCAACAATCGTGTTGACCAAGCGGTTAATAGTGTGTTAGCTGCTATCAATGAGCAAGCTGATGAGTTCTATAATGAAATGGTTACTCATGATAATGCTAGACCACATAAAGAGCTTAAGAAGATTTATGAGAAAATGGGTGGCTATCTTAGTATTCCTGAAGGAGTATCAGATGAGAACATCTATAAAGGACCTAAAAATAAGTCAAGAGCTGCATATCTTGAACAACACAGGAAGATGGTTAAGCCTTTATCTGACTTATGGTTTAAGAATTATTTTATCAACTCACACTTTCTTAATCAATTGGCTTTATCTGATCAGGCATATTACCAAGATGAGTATGATGTCATCAAGAGAGCGCACTTAGCGTTTGCTGACGGATGGAAAGGAGTCGTTGGTCCGGGATGGATGGATGATACATTCAATGTAGCTGTCGGGCAAGACGTAACAGATGTGATTGGTGGGAGCCAATTTAAAAGATTCAAGAAGATATTAGGTAAGTCATTCAACTATACTGATGGTGCTGGATTCATGTTGCCAGAGAGGTTTGAAAATATCAAGCAAGGTTTCCCTGATTCTATGGGACTTGGTGTTGTAATGAAACCTATCTATTGGGGTATTGATAAGTATGGCATTCTAAGGGCAATGAAGTATGCTACAGTTGTACTTACTGATGACATCGTAGATATGTTCCCAGACTTAAAAACATTGCGTAACGACATGCGTAAGAACAGTGTTGGTGAATACGTATTTAATTCTGCTATGAAAGTAGGAGCTCCGTCTTCATCAAAGATCAAAAGAGATCGTCCAAAAGGAGACTTTAAGAAGATTAATCCAAAGACAGACATTGTAGAATTAAGAAATGAATATTGGAGGATACAGCTTAATCCTGTTAAAGAGTCTAACTCTACATCAAAGAACCCTACTGCTATAGCTTATTTTGCTAATGCAAGGAAAAAGAATCAAGAAGAAGCTGGTAAGATATTTAGTTATCTGTCTGAGATTATTGACCATGGAATGATCAAGGTTAAAAAGGAGATGGGCCTGTTTGCAAAGGATGAAGTAGTTGATAAGAAAACAAGAAACACTATTAGGAGAAGAATGATAAGGTATCTTGATGACATATCAGGACAAGAACGTACAGGTGAGTTACTATCATCCAAAGATGAAGAAGACAATTACCATGTAAGTATGAATATGCCTTCTATCTCTGAGAAACTAATCAGTATGTTTATCAGTAACTTCTCAAAGAATGCTATTGAGGTAAGGCTTAAAGGGTCTGACCTCGTATTACAAACAGTATATGGTGCAAAGAATATCCTTGGCAAAGATGGGAAGAAGATAAGAAGAGAGCCTAAATATAAAGACAAGGAAGGTTATGCCGAAGTATATATGCCTGACATCTATGAAGGAGAGATGCAGAAAGGGGATCTTATTATGTGGGATAAAGTACTTGGGTTTAGGATACCGTCTACAGACCTTCACTCAGCTATACCATTAAAGATTATTGGCTTCTATCCCTCTAAGGATAATACAAATATAATTATTGCTCCTAAAGAGATTGTATGGTTTAGTGGTGCTGACTATGATGTTGATACTTTATTCATTATTAGAAAGAGTGTTGCACAGAAGGACTACTTTGATGACAATGGAGAGTTAATAATAAAGGGTGGCCAGTTCATGGAAGGAGAGGGGCTTATACCTAGACTAAAGATGTTATACCGTCAATTAGCTGCTGTATCAAATAAATCAGAACATGACAAAGAGCTTGTGCGTGATTTAGACTATCTGTATACAGAAGTACTAAAGAACGAACTCTTTAATAACTACATGAAAGTTATTATGGATGAGGCCAATGAGGAAGAGATGCTTATGCCTATCAATATGGATAGGATGGAAGACAATAATCATGAAGAAGGTATTGTAGAGCCTGTCAAAACTATGCTTGAAAGAATAGCTGGTGAGAATGGCAAGTCTGCTGTCTTTAAGGAGAAGCGTTGGTTGGGCAATGTACTTGCACAGATTAAGTTTCACAATGATAATCACAGAGCAAGAAAGCAAAAAGGTGTTCTTGTCAATAAAGTCAAAGCGTTGGCTTATCTTATACAGTCTACTCCAGTAGAAAAGTTGCCAATGTTGCATGAGAAGTCTTATGTAGTTATTGATGGAGTCAAGCATGATAGTTTGTCTATCCATGAGAAATCAAAGGATGGAAACAACAAGGTAGTTATTAATATAGTTGATGGTGAACTAATATACCATGAACCAACTACCATAGAGAACTTCGACATACTTATCAATGCAGCTATTGACAACTTAAAGTTACAGTACTTACCAATGATTAACTTGAAAGACTCATTGAGTAATGCTTATGCTGCACTTATAGGGATAGGAGTACCGTTACAGTCTGCTGTTAAGATAATGATGCAACCAGCATTAGTTATGGCAGGTAAACAGCAATTCGCATCTACTAATAAAGTAGAACAAGTTATTAATAAGTTACTTAAGGATAAACCACAAGTAGAGAAAGCTGATGTAGTCAAAGATAAAGAGAAGCAACCAGCAACTATTAACATATACGCAGGTACTAATGAGAATGTTGAGTTAAGCAACTTTGCTGAAAGACCATACATTGATGGATTAGGTATAGAGTATAAAAATGTTGAGGCAGCGTTCCAGGCAGCAAAACTTAATTACTCTGATCCAGTTACAAAAGAAGACATCGCTACCAATGATAGGATTGGGATGGAATTACAATCTGCTACAGGAGCACAAGCCAAGAAGCTAGGGGGTCAGGTAAAGGGACTAAATGCTGAGAATTGGGATAAGAACTCTTCAACTATAATGAAAAACATTATTAAGGAGTCCTTTGAACAGAACCCTGAAGCATTGGAAAAGTTAATTGCAACAGGTATTAGCACTCTTACACATACACAAGATAAGGGTAAGTGGGGAAAAGAGTTCCCAAGGCTACTTATGGAAGTCAGAAAAGAGCTGTCTCCGGCTATACCATCAGAGCAAGAAGACACGATCTCTACTCCAGTGACCGAATCTACCTCTGAGGAAAAAGAATCGCTTACAGAAGGTATTTCTCTTGCATTTAAACAGAATCCTGAATTAGCCAAGGTAGGTACACAAAAACAATACTCTGCATATCTTGATACTGTATTTCCTAATAGTAAAGTAAAGGATATTGTTTATCATGGCCAACCAACTATATCAAAGTTCACTGCAGAGAAAAGATTAGATTTATTCCAACAATTACAAGATAACGATATAACACAAGAACAGTTTGATGAAGAGATGAAAAAATTCCCTGACAATGATATCATTGAGAACTTTGAAGAATCTAGAATAGGGAGCCAGTCTAACTCAGGCTTAAAGAGAGGTTTTTACTTTACAGATAATATAAAGGTAGCTACTTGGCTGGATACAAATAGAGTATTAAGAGTGTTGCTAGACATTAAAGAAAATATTAAAGAAATAGATGGGGGTGGTAAAAATGTAGACCTAAAACTACTTAGAGAGACAACAGATAAATATGATAGTGTTGTATACAAAAATGTTATAGAGGGTCTTGAAGGAGACAAGAAGAAACTCGGAACTACATTTATGGTAGCTAAGCCAGAACAAATACATATACTAGGTTCCAAACAAGATGTAGAGGAATTCAAAGAGTTTGTCAAGACTAAACAAACTGATACAGTTACAGAAGGTATTACCAGTCAAGAGTTAGAAAGTACCATGTTCAAGTCTTTAGAAGAACTTACTCCTGATCAACTAGCATTACAGTTACAGATACTTAAGATATTCAAAAACATGGATGCCATTGGTAAGGATATGACTACTGCATCTCATGTAACATCAATTGTACAAGGCATAGAGGGCAAGTATACAGCATTGGCTAAGGTGCTCAATGAGTTTGATGCTATTTACAAAATAGAGAAAGGCGAGTATGTTAAAATAAAGGATAAGACAGGGAAGGTTATAGGTCATGAGTTAAAAGATAGCTTTTCATTTACCAATACAGATATACTCAACCTCCCTCATATCAATTCTGCTTTTAATGCTATCAAGTTCTTAAAGACTAAGATTGGTAACATTTGGTTCCTACATCATAAGAATCTTGTTAAGTTCTCAGAAGGAGTATATAAGTGGACAAAAAATAATATTAAAGTAGGGGAAGGCTCTGCTTCCGAGGCACATGAAGATATACGTAGAGGATTCATAAGGTTTATGCTTTCATCATTTAGTTTTGAAGGAGGACCTAGTATGGATACTTCCAATGAAGAACCTTATGAGGTTAAGAAGGGAAATATAAGATATGATATAGCAGGTGCAGAAGCTTGGTCACAAAGATTCATTGACAGAGTTAGTGATCTTAAAAGTGATAATCTTGAGAACCTATTCCTTTCAGGTATAGAAATAGTACCCGGATGGAAAGGTATTAAGTATATTAGATTTGGTGCAGGCTTCCAATCAAAGATTGAAGATATCCATGACTATGAGGATGGCTTCATGTCTTTAGAAGATGATGTACAGAAAGACTTCTTAAAGTATTCTATCATACATGATGGCCTTGAATTTGGTATCAATAGTTATACATACGTAATAGATCCTAAACTATTTGGAGAAGTTACCAGTTATATTGATAATAACATCTATGGACTATTTGCTAGAAAGAATATTGAAGAATCAAAAGGGTTGCTAGACAATCTTAAAAGCTTCTTCGCTATGCAATACTCTGCAAACAATATGGAGTACATGGGAACACTTATTGACTTTACAGATAGACTCGTTCCGTTTAGAGATTCAAAGGATACTAAAGATCGTCAGATCACTGGCCATGAAGTAGTAAATGAGAAAAGGGTATTCTTTAATCGTAGGTACTCACTTAAGATTACAAAGAATGATAAGACAGGAGAGGTGAAAAATGACTATAATTCATTCCCACTGATTGCAAGAGAGTTTGAGAACATACTTTATAAGATGGCAGAAGTGCCTGGTTCAGAGCATGTCTATTATGTAAACATAGGACAGAAGCTAGAGCATAAGAATTACAAGTTTGACCTTACCATAGCCGCTAATGGTTATAATCCGAATATGGTATATAGTCCATATGTCAAGACTGTAAATAGGTCAGGAGATTTGTCAAACCTAACCAAATACGATAGACCTGATAAGGCAAGTTATGAGTTAGAGGTAGGAGATACAATGCTAATAAAGAATACAGATGATGCTACTGGCGTTACTGGTTATGTATACAAAGTCACTAATGTAAATAAAGCAGTTCCAATAACAAGTGCTACTGGTTACAAGTATACTGGTATTAGCTATGACATAAGAAAGATTGGTCCAATAGAATATGCAGATAAAGATCCATTAAGCAGTACAGAGTTTGAAGCATTACGTGAAAAGATATATAATCCGGAAAGTTTCATCAAGACACGTAGGGTTACAGTACAATCTCCAGATAGTATTTCAAAGAAGCAATCTGTATCAAAAGACAATAAAAGTGACATACCAGCAATGGCCCTGATAGAAGTACTGATAAGGCTTAGGAATAAGTTTGGTATCAAGTTCAGAAGGTTTAATGATGTCAATAATCCTATACGTGGAGAGTGGAGAAATGGAACTATATGGATCAATACAGCTCATGTAAAAAGAGACACTCCATTCCATGAATACTTACACCCTGTTATAGAAGCTATTCGTGCAACAGACAAGGCTACATACAATAGATTGGTTGCTGAAATAAATAAGCATCAAGACGTAATAGAGGATGTTCGTAAGAGATCGCCAGAACTAAATGAAGATCAAATTATCGAGGAAGCTATTGTTGAATTCCTTGGCACAGAATTGTCAATCAAATTTAAGACAGGGAACAATGCTGTACAGAGTATATGGAATATCATTAAGTCATGGATACAGAAGTTGTTCTCAAAGTCTGATTTATCCTCAATGACTTCTTTCTCTACAATGGGTGAGTTTGCTGATATGCTAGCAACAGATCAACGTATAGGTATGAAGTTTTATGGTATTGATTTTTCTAAGTCAAAGTATAAGCAATTGCTTAACCTTGAATACCAGAAACATTTATGGAATCAAAACAATGGTATATGGCAAGCTAATGAAAGATCAGTAAAGAACATCTTTGATAATCTTGTAAATTCATTTGGAGCACATATGGTTTATGCACCCAAGAGAATGTCTCATAACTTTTACACAATCAAAGTGGTAAAACCAACCTTGTATACCATGCCAGAGCCTAAGCCTACTGAATGGGAACTGTGGTGGAATAACTTAAGCAAAGATGAACAGCTTAGTGAAATGATGCGTATGCAACAAGAAACTAAAGAACAACGTGTCTCCCCAGGTTATCGTGGCAATGAAAACATTCTTGATGATATAGCAAAGGATTCAGATTCTATGGGGTTTGAACTGTTTGAGGACGAGGAAAACAACTATTACAAGGATAAGCTTGGTAAGATATATAATAGACTTACTGAATGGACTGGTGGTAATTTTAGTTATGGTTTTGACAACAAGTCAAGAATAGAGAAGAAGGCCAAAATGATCTTTGCTAGTAAGAGTACATCACTGAATGATAAAATTCTTCTCACTTATGATGGAATAGAGTCTGAATTTACTTATGATGATTTAGTCAGTTATTATATGATCAATGCAGAAACAGCTAGAATAGAAGGGAAAATAGCACATGCAATGATTGAACAGCTATTGAGTAAAGACCCAATCAAAAAAGCAGAATTGCAACGGAGGATAGAAAGATATGCAGAAGAGAAGCCGGGAGTTCAGTCTGAGATACCAGTATCCAAACTAAAATTTATTACTGACAATCTTGATGAAATATTAAGTGTAGCAGGGGTAAGAGTAGCTGACGGTTTTGAAGCAGGAGATATAAATATTGATGTGCTTGACAAAATAGTATCTGAAATAGTATTATACAGTGAAGACCTAGGCATAGCAACAACAGCAGACTTAGTGATACAGCATGATAATAATGACCTATCACTGGTAGACTGGAAAGCTGGCTCTAAGTTCTATGGAAATATATCAAGATTAATCCTAATGAAGTATGGAAACACTCAAACTTCTGATGTATACGATACTAAAGTTAATAGGGCTAAGTTAGAGCTTGTTTTAAGAGCTATGATTATAAAGTCAAAGAATCCTAATGTAAGGTTTAGGAATATCTCTATAGCACATCTTAGTAAGGACGAATTGGTTAATATGGATCATGCATCATTAACTATATATCTTGGAATGATAGAGTCCTTCTTAGCAGACTCCAGTAACAGCAAGACAGATGTATACGAGAAGTTCAAGAAACAAGGTATGTTTAATCCAAACAATTATGGTTCTCAAAGCGAGTCCGTACTTGAGATGAAACAAGAACTTGATGATAAGACTTATGAGGAAAAAGTAGAGTATCTTGGTAATAGACTGTTCCAATTAGACTATAAGCTAAAAAAACTAGATAGTCTTCTATCCTCTGATGAAAAGGTTAGATTAGTACATGAGAAAAGGAAAGTATATGAGGCATTACGGTCAGTCTATACAAACTTTGGAGAAGACATTACTTATGAACTACATGACATTAGCAAATTAAAGAAATGGTTGGCTGTACCACAATATGAGATTGCCAATCCTCTTATAAACATCTTATCAAAGTATATACTTAACAGAAAGGATGAGTCAAGGAGGTATAAGATGGGAATAGAGCAAGTATTCACTAAGCATCTTAAGAAATTAAAGTCAGAGTATGATAATGGAATAGGCAATACAAGAATGGGTGAGATGGTCAAAGGAGTTAAGTATAAAGACCTGTTTGGGTTTATGTGGACTTATAAGAACGACATAGATAAACAAGGGTACTACGCTTCCACATCACGTACATACACTAAGATGGACGGAACAACACACCAGATGACAGATACTCAATGGGAGTTTAATCAATACGTCAGGAAGGTAATGGCAGAAGAATGGAATAAAACTATGAGTGAACCAGCCTACTATGATAAGAATGGTAATCCACATAGCAAAGCCAAGACAATGAAATCTTCTGTATCTGAAGAACTAGCTACTGACTTTATGCCACGCATACAGCTTTCAGCAGGAGAGGTAAGTGAAAGACATGGTTTGTTTAGCAAGGAAACGCTAGAGTATCAGAAAAAAGGAATGGCTACTACATTCTTTGATAGCTTTGCTTACTATAACAATCAAACCAATTCACAACTTCCTGTACGTTACTTTGGCGATCCAGAACTTATAGCAAGTAACGACTATTCATTTGATGTAGAGAAAGCCTTCTTGAGTTTTGTAGGTGATATTGTAGAGAAAAGATACTTAGACCCTGCACTTGCATTTGCACAAGCTACTAAGATGCAGTTAGCAGCAGAGAAAGATCAGAATGGTATTCCTATTATGAAGAATTCTATGGCATTGGTAGATGACATGCTAGTAGTGAATGTATTCAATCAGAAAAAGGCTGTTAAATTGACCAAAAGGCCAATCAAAATAGGAACAAGAGTAAATAGTAAGGGAGAGAATGTATATATTAATCTTAATACAGATAAGGTTGCAGGACGTATCAGACATTGGGTGTCATTTGCTACAATCGGTTTCAAAGTAGTGGCTCCTACATTCAATACAATGTTAATAGTCATGCTTAATAGCATGAAAGCAAGTATAGGTTCTATTGCCAAAAGACTAGGAGTCCCAAGAGAAGATATAGACTTTACGTTAAGTGATCTAGCATTTGGTGCAAAGGAATGGTTGAAGATGTCAGGTAGCTATGCAACTAATGACCAGCGTAACAACAAGCTACGTATACTAGCTAAAGAGTTAGAGTATATGAATGACAACTATGACTTTAAGATCAGGAGTAAAGAAAAGATAGCGAGTAAGGCTAAGCTTCTTGATAGATCAAACATCTTCCTTACTTATAGGATAGGTGAAGACTTTGCGTTGTACACACTTCTTGCAGCACAGCTACGTCATATGAAAGTGGACATGAATGATCCAAAGAGTATGAGTATGTGGGATGCTTATGAAATTGAAGATGGCAGGGCTATATATAAGGGTGGTCAAAGAGGTTGGACACAGAAAGGCGATGGTAGTTTTGAGGAGTTAAATGAATTAACTACTGAAGAAAAGATAAGACTAAAGAGGGTATCACAACTTATTCATGGTGGCTACAGAGATGAAGAAAAGACTGCTATGGACGTTACTGTATACGGTGAATGGTTACAGCAATTCAAAAGGTATATGAAGGCACAACTTAATAATGCTTACGCTGGTAAATTTAAAGATAAGTCATTAGGAGCTTGGAAGCCAAGACAAGATGAGTTTGGTAACATCATTATGCATGAAGGAGCAACAGTATATGAATTCTTAGACGTACTTAATCAAGGTAGGGTTTGGGTTATGTGGAATGTACTTAAAACATACTCAATGGTAGCCATTAATAAAATTAGCCCACTTGATATAAGATATAATGAAGCATATACTTGGGAACAATTGTCATCAAGGCAAAAACAGCATGTAGTTGAAGTTTTATTGACGGGTGCAGTTATGGCTAGTTGGTTACTTGCAGGAGGAGCAGCAGATGACGATGAAGCTGAATCAGCATTAGAAGTAAGGTTGCGTAGACTTATGATGGAAGACATTACTCAAGGACTAAGGCCTGCAGATATACTAAGGAACGTTAATCAACCAGTAGTAGTAATAGGGAGACTTTATGATGTTAATACAGCATTGTTCCAATACATGTTTAATGGAGTAATTAAAGGAGAACGTCTTAAGGACGGAAGAATGCCTGGTGCATACCAAATAAGAAAGTCTGTTCCTGTATTATCTACATTTGCTGAGTTTGAAAGATACTTCAAGGATGACATAAAAAATTCAGAACTAGGTAGGTTCTTAGGATATAAAGAGATAGGGACTACACGTAGATAGTCAAAAAAAAGGGGTGCTACTGTTACTGCTTCACAAGACGAAAATAGCCTTATTTCGCACAGTAGTCCCCTCCCCTTAACAACCTTAAATTCTTTCTAATTGATTAAGAGTAAACCAAGACACTTCCCTGCCATTATCAAATTTAATACTATACTGTTCGGCTGACCTCCTTAGTTTTGAATCATATAGGTCATTATAAGAATACTGAATAGTTCCAAGCTGTCCTACTAATTCTGGACTTAAGTCTATTACTTTTACCTTGCCCGGAACACCTGACTGTTCCCATATCTGATGTCCGTAATTGATTATCCTGATTCTATCTCCTTTGTTATATTTCTGATCTTTCATAACTAAACTTCTTTTAATACAAATTCATCACCCTTTGAGACTGCTGCTGCATAACCTATATTGGTATTAGCACAATACATTACCCATGTATATCCATCAGAATAACTATTGTCATTTATCATCCTAAACTCATCACCACATGAAGTTACTATCTTGTGTTCAATACCTTTGCTGTTGTATTTAGCAATTGGCTTGTTTGTATATATATGAAAAGGTTTGTGCCTATCAGTATCTTCACTAACATCTTTGGTAAAGTATAGTTGGTTGTGTTCTTTTAATGAAGGATGCATATCTGAAGGTTTAATATCTCCAGACTGTATTGCAGATTGAATGAATCCCGGATGTTCTTTCTCTAACTTCTCTATCTGTTCCTTAGAAAATACAGTACCTTTTTCATTGACTTCTGCTCTATCCTTAGCTACTCGCTTTTCTAGTGCTTCTTTATATTGATCATAGTAGTAGTCATAGGCTTTGTTCTTGTCATGTTCAATAGGTGTAGGATAATCAGCAGCAGCAGCTCGTTTCATTGCTTCATGAAACATTTTAGCACCTGCTCTATCCGTTTCAATAACAGGATTTATATATTGCTCCAATGCTCTCCTACACGCTTCCTTAATGGACTCCCCTGTCACTGGTGGCATTTTGGAATACTCTACATAGTTGCTATCCCTTACCTGTTCTAATATACCCTTACCTAGAGGCCAATGATAAGTAACATCATCGACATTCCTATAAGGATCAGCACCACAAGTATATCTCTTGCCTGTATCGGACCAGCTAGTAGATGCTTTCCATGGATCATCCTTTATATTATTATTATAATACTCAACGGCTCGTTGTGGCCATGTACTCGATCTTAAGCCTGTCTTTCTTTTCATAAAAGATATCAAAGCTGCAATTATATTTCTTTTCATAGTCTTGTCTTTGTTTAACCGTCCCTTGATCTAAAAGTGAATGTTCATGTGGTTCTACTATCATTATGTTAGCAGGATTCAACTTCCACCGAGGATAGATCCCTTTTGCAAGTATGTGGGCAAAGCAATTTACCCATAAGTCTGTTCCATATGTCCATGTAATATCTATTCCTGATATCTGTGAATATACCTTTCCTGCTTTCTTAGCATTCTCCCATAAAGATAAGAACATTCCAAACTGATTGTCATATCCCCATTCAGTGTTCTCAACCTTATTAGGAGACTTGCGTTTTAAGGCTGTATAAGGAACGCTGATGGACGATCTCCTCCTAAGTGGTACATTTGTACTCTTGAAGTTAGAAGAGCTCACCAGAGGCTTCTGTGTATCGTCATGATACCTACACTTCCCATTCTTCCAAACAGGTCTATCGCAAATACTACAGGTCTTTGTTTTCATCCTTCCAACATTTTAAACATATCCGTTTCCTTTCTAATGTGATTATAGCACTTGGCTCCTTCTCACACATCTCACACATATGAGGTTTATAACCATCTTTCTTTTTCTTACTCATAACTTGGACTCTATTTCTTTGAATAATTCATCATTGTCTTCTATTAAAGCAACTGCCTTGCTTAATCCTTGAGCTAGCTTAGTACCATTATAACTATACCATGCTCCTGCCTTTTGGACAATACCCATTTCCACTGCTGCATTAATAGTATTACGTATAGGACAGAATCCTTTTCCATAAATCAAGTCAACTTCTGTGGTTATGAATGGGGGAGCAAGTTTATTCTTGACTATCTTGACTTTAGTAGTATCTCCTATATGCTTAGTCTTATCCTCTATCTTCACACCCATCTTTCTAATATCAATGCGTATAGATGCATAGTACTTCAATGCATGACCTCCAGAAGTAGTTTGTCCTCCATAACCACCTATCTTGTCACGTAGTTGATTTATAAAGATAACAATGCACTTGCTTTTACTTACTGGTCCAGCTAGCTTTCTCATGGCTTGTGACATTAGCTTACCCTGTCTACCAATGCTTTGATCTCCCATCTCACCTTCTTCTTCTGATTTAGGAACTAATGCTGATACACTATCGACTATGACCAGACCAACCTCTTCTGTCTTGACTAATACCTCTACTACATTTAATGCTTCTTCTGCACTATTAGGTTGAGAGATCAATAGCTTATCAATGTCTATACCTAGATCTTGTGCGTATTGGATATTAAGTGAATGCTCTGTATCTACATAAGCCACTGTAATCTTTTTTACCTGTGCTTCTTTAACCGCATGTAAGGCTAGGGTTGACTTACCCGCAGATTCTGGACCAAATATCTCTACTATACGTCCAAAGGGATAACCACCTATGCCCAATGCTCTGTTAATGTTAGCTACTCCTGTTGATAGCGTAGGAACCTTTAAAGGCTTGTCGTCTAGCTTAAGTATTACATTTTTCCCATAAGTCTTTTCCAGACCCTCTATTGCTGATTTTAGTTTATCTCCCATTATAATGTCATTAATAGTTTTGCTGTTGCTAATATTCTCTGCATAAATGTTCTTCGGTGTGTGAAGTTCTTTCCAATTGTTACATCATGAGCTTTCTTTGGACATATGATATAGCATTGTTCTTGTGCCCTTGTGATAGCCGTATACAGCCACTGTCTGGACAATAATATGTATACACTCATATCAAAGGCAATGATAACGATCTTCGCCTGGCTACCCTGATAGGAATGTCCTGTTAATGCATAGGCAAGTTCTATCTGCCTGATCTCATCCTTTTGGTATTCTACAACCTCTCCCTTGAAGTCCACGCTAAACCCTTCATCACTTATAGACCATATATATCCTATCTGCCCATTGATAACTCCCTTGCCTTTGTAATCATTCTCCTTCTGTATTACTTTAGCGCCTAACCTAAACTCATGAGCTCCTCTTTTCATTGACTTAACATCTTTCTCAATAAGCAAGTCCTGAATAGCCCTGTTAAAGCTATTAGTAGTTAGACCCTCATGTATACGCTTAGGAGTGATAAGAATAACCTCATCTGTTCCATACTTTCCTGCAGCTTTCATATAAGCACGTACTGCCTGATCGAATATCTTATCCCTCTCCTCTATAAAGGAATAGTGAATATCCTTTAGCTCTCCTCTAGTTATTATTGCCATCTTTCTTATACTCTTTAGTCCAAAGTTCCTCCTCTATCTTGTCAAATTCTTTTTGCATCTTTTCCTGTATGTGTTTAGGAGTTGTCTTTCTCCACCATTCAGAATATCTCTTTGCTTCAAAATATTTATTAAACTCTTCTTTTGACAACATTGTTGTTGCTTGCTTTCCATTAACAAGGACATATGTTGTATAGAAATAATAAGGATTCCCTATACACTTTTTATACTCTTTCTCCCAATCCATAATACTATTGTTTAAATGGGTTAATTCCTTTTCTAATATAATTAGCATCTACTATGATACCACTCCTCTGTGCCTGCCTGTATATCTTTGTAAGCCTACATATCTTAAATTCACTCTGCAATAAATCCTGAAAGACATTACCTGCCCCTATTGGCGGTAACTGTCCATCATCTCCAACTATTACTAATTTAGACCCTATACTTATAGCCTCTATCAATGATTTAAAGATGTATAGATTAGCCATACTGGCTTCATCAATAATAATAACCTTGTTGTGTAATGGACTTCTTTCATTGTAAGCAAAACCTTTTCCGTCATATCCTAATGCTCTATGAATAGTAAATGCTTCCTTACCTGTTATCTCTCTCATCCTATCAGCAGCCTTAGCGCTTAATGAACACAAGAGTATATCCCACTCATCATATTCATGTATAATTCCCTGAATAGAACTTGTTTTACCAACACCAGCACTTCCTACGATTATCACAAGGTTATTGGTTTGTAATGACTCTATAGCTTCCTTCTGTTCTTCTGATAACTTAAAGCCTATCTTCTCCTCTGTCATAAAGATATAGTCATTCTCATTATGCATAACCTCTATAGGCGCATCTGCTATCTTCTTGAGCTTTTCATAGATATACTTCTCAGCATCATAGTAACGCTTAAGCCCTACGAACTCATTATACATTATCAATAATTCTTGCGTTGGACTACTTGCCATTATCTTATACAATGCCTCACATTCCGGTATACTTTTCTTTATGTATACAAGTATATCTGCTTTACTGATTACAGTATGTCCAGACGTATTCCCTACATGTTGTAGCTGATAAGTAACAAATGCCATCATGCGCTCCCTACTAACTCTTTTTTCAGGAAACATTTTCATGACCATATCATCTACTCTAAAGAAACCTAATCCATGAATCTCAGTAAGTATGTATGGATTACCTTTTAATGCTACCTTGAGTGCATCAGGTGTCTTATACCTACCTATAAGCTTCTGGATCATCTTCTCGGTAATACCAAGTGGTAATAGCCATGACATAAGCTCAGCCTTCCAGTAATTGATTGTAACCTTGTCTCTGATAATAGCAAAAGTCTTTTCTTTAATACCGGGTAATAAGTTTAGATCTATTTCTTTTCCATTACGAACCAAGTCAATGAAGTCTGGGTAAACAGACATAATCAAATCATATCTTGCTTCTGATACAATGGCTTTTAAAAAATCCTGATCTGCTTCTTCACCAAGTATAGGATAATATGTTTCAAGATATAAGTTTTTATAGCATATGCCATTCTGATCTTTATTCTTGCTATTACGTATGCTTATAGAAATAACATACTTAGTGTTTCTGGTCATATCATTAAAGCATGTGAGCCTGCCAAAGTTTTTTCCATGATGAGTCCCTTTTATTTTCAAAGGTATTGTATGAGGTACGCTTTCATCTGTAACAAATGTATAAATCCTCCAATCGTTAATATGACGGATTTTATTTAATACAGTACATTCAAATGTATGTTTATTTTCCATAGGCTATATTGATTATTCAACTGTATATGATTTATCTATTACATAGATTTCAATGAAGTCACTTTTTGATAGCTGATCTGCTGACACATACCTCTCGTATTCGATATACTTGTCATCATCATCAGGGATAATTTTAAGCTCATTATCTGTGAGTACATCACAAAAGAACTTCTGGACTATACAGCACACATTATGTCTGTCCTTAACACCCATCGTAGACTTGTTTAATACGAACACCAAGGCGATCTTTTTCATTTTAGGTAGTTGGACTACCTGATCAAACATTAATCGCTTGTACTCCTTCTTAGCATTGTTGTTAATTATATAATGAAGGTTCCTGTAGATATTAAGGTTAAGGTATACAGTATTGTCCTTTTTTGTCTTTCTAGGCAATACAACCTTTGTTGGAGAAATCAGCTTATAATAAGTTTCTGACTCAACGGTTTGTCCTTTACGAACATCATAAACATCTTCTGTGAATAAGGCTGTTTGCTCCTGCTTTGGATTACGCTTCTTTCTTTTAGCAACAATCTTTTTCTTTTCATCTATCATACCCTTTCCCTTGTTTACATTGTTCTGTAACTGTTTAAATTCTTCTTCACTAAATCCCATTGTCATTTAATTAACTTTTGTTTTAACCCAACTATTCTCATTGCACCTAGTCTGGCAAGGACATATCTTTGATGATCACTCCACTTCAACACATCCTTTCTTTGCTTGGCACGTTTAACACATTTTACTTTCAGATAGGAGTTGTGGGTCATTCTTTCAATTACAAATAGTCCGGCACGTTCTGGTATAACTTCCAAGGCTATTGCTTCTAATTTCTTAGGAACGGCAAAGTATAAGTACTTAATCAAGTTGTGATCATGGCTGTGCTTCTTAGCATCATCTTTTATCAAGTCTGCTTTAGATACTTTTATCTCAACCTCTGTTGCATATCCTGCCACACTTAATGATAGTAAGTCACATTCATGTAAGTTTCCATACTTTCTGTTACCAGACGCATTCCAGTCAATAGGTATTCCCCAACTAACATTGGGTACAATAAGGTTTGTGCGAAAGTCTAGGTGTTGCATCATCCTAACCTCTATCTCTAATGTAGTTATCTTAGTCATGACTTTTTACCCTTTTATCTTTAGGGGTTCTGTTTACTCTATAAATAAATTTAAGTACTTCTTTAATAACTTCTTGTGGAGATGATAGTCCCCCATTACTAAATAATTCAGTACTTGTTCCTTTTGCGTATAGAAACACACTGTTATCATCATTCCAAAATTGGAAATTCATATCGTATTTTTCAGACCATTTCTCAATCTCTAAAAGCAGAGAACCTAAGTATAATTTATCAGTCATTTCTTTTAGTTCTTTTAACTCTTTTTAGTCTAACCCATTCTCTCCAATCCATTCCACTTCGGGCATATATTTTTTTCAATCTTTTCTTCCTTTTTCTGGGAAGCCTGGGAGTTTTAAATCCTAATTCTTTTGGAGTTATCCTATCAGTAAATATTATTCGTGTCATATCTTTTGTTTAAAGAGCTACATCTGAATCGTCAGGAAACTCATTTGAATTTATTTCTGGTAAATACTTTTTAAGCTTTTCTTGAAAATCATCTTCTTTAAACTCAGGTAAATACATCCAATGAGTAACCTTTTGATGTGGAGGGAAGTAACATGCTGCTGATATATCATACCACATACCTTGATCTAATTCAGCACAAGAAGTACCTGTAGATGGTTCGTATACAATCACATCTTGATTTTCTTCTGGCAGCATATCCTCAACACTTACCCACTCTGTAGGCTTGTATGTGTCTCGCATATGCTTCAGTGCTTTTGTAATAACCGAAACTATAATACGCCTCATATTATTCCCTTCTGGAAAATGTTCTAATAATATAGATGAATTATACTGTCTGGATGCAATATTCTCAATTTCTACATCCGTTGGTAGTGACTTGCTTTGGTTAGCGTATTCTCTTAAAACCTTTTCAACATCATGTAATAAAACTACATCTGTATATCCTTTGCCCAAATCACTACTAAATTTAAGGCTATCTAATTTCTTTAATATTTCTGCTGTTTTTGCTTTCATGCTATTTCTTTATAGTGTTTAACCCTTTAATACTACAATTTCTCCTTCATATCCTGCATAGTTTTCCGTATCATCAAATTCGTTAAAATCAACCAATTCTACATTATTTACAAAATTATTTAATTCAGCAGCATCTTGATCGTGATCTTGAAATGCAACATCTGAGTCTTTTGGCATTTTCTTTAATTTTCTTATCAGGTCTTTAACTTTCATTTCTTTTCCTTATAGTGTTAATATCTAAAATCTGTTAAGTAAATCAAACATCCATTGAAGGTCTTACCTCTTTCCCAACCTATCCATTCTTCGAAATCCAACACGCCTTCTTCATCACGTGTAAATCCGTCATTATAGACGAAATTATGGATATTTGGTATCAATGTGCCACCGACATAATAAAGTCCCTTAGAATTGATCTGAAAGGTCTCTACGCAGATGTTTCGTAACGTCATCAACTGTTCTTGTTTGGAGCTATATGGATTCGCACTCCATTGACGTATATCAAGGACAAGTCTTTTCTCATTAACCTTCTTTTCCATGTTCTTCCAATCAGTATAAGACTGACGTACTGTATGCTTCTTCCATCCAGACTCTATGCGTCCACCAAAGTTAGTTGGAGTTCCTGCTTTAGGATGTCCTTGTAAAAAGTTCTTTGCTATTAGTAGTACTGCCATTATGTTTTTGTTTTACCATGATCTAAAAATATCATCTTATATGATGACTTTGGCTGGCTCCCTATTGATTTATCCCAAAAGGAATCAACTATCATCTTAATCTCATTCTGTCCAATATCTTCTCCATAGCTGCCGTTAATTAACAACCCACGGACATACTCTTCATTCCATGCCTTACGCCTGGCTATTTCTTCATCAATTGCTTTCTGACTTGTAAGGTCTATACCACTCCATGAATATGATTCCATTAAGTAGGTATGATCTTCATCTACCTTGTCTGACCACATATGATCTCCTTGCATTGTTGATACCCATGGATGTAAGGACTTGAGGTCATCTATTCCACGGTGCATCATCGGACCTTTGTATGATTTATACTTCTTCGTCATTACCTATTTCCTACTATTAATTGTATTACATATAGCACAATCATTCCAACATATAGTCCATTGAGAAAACTTGTAGCGTTAAACATTTTTGAATTAGAGATTTCTTTCATAATATCATCTATCCACTCATCCGGATTTACTTTGTTGACATACACATCTCTCATGCATATCAATAAAAAATGTCTTAGTCTTTTCTTACTCATCGTCATATAATTCAGTGTGTTCTTTACATTCCGTACATAACGGATCTACTTCATCTCCTATATAAGGAGCACTACAGCATGTTGATAGTATCATAAAATTATTGTTTTACACCTTGAGCATATCACTGCCTCTTCTTTAACAAATCCACAGCATGTACTAAGTCCTTTTGTTATTAGGCTCTTTTCTGTTATTATTTCTTTCATTGCACACTTCCCATTGTTATCAATTAAATGATTAAGTATGTTTGTTGCAACTTCATTATTAACTGCATTATAGTTATTTTCAATCTGTACGAATAAGATAGGGCAGAGCTGTTCAGGGTCTTTTCCTATTAAGCATGTACTACACTCATCGTCTAATACCATTCCATCGGTTCCATTACTAAAATAAGCCATAGTATTATTCTTTATAAGGTTCTACTGTATATTCCCAACGTCTCTTCCAAAAAAACAAGAAACGCTTATATTTGGGTGGTTCAATAATCTTAATTCTTGTAAAAGAAGAGTCTTGGTAAATGATATCTTTATCAAACTCATTACGATTCATCGTCATTTTAAATGGTTCAAACTTTTTACCGGGAAGTTCTTTGTAATCGCACTCTGGTAGTTCGAACATATCAATACCTCGTAATTCGTTTACAAGGTCAAGCTTTGTAGGTTTTATCCATGACTTAAATTGCATCCATAGTCTTTGTAATCTTGTCTGTTCTAGTTTTTTCATATATCTTTTTGTTTTGATAAAATATCTGCATAGCCATTATACTCTCTTGGTATCCATAAAAATCTATAGCTTGGCTTTATCATTTCTTTAGCTTCCAAGGCATATTTTTTATACCTTCCCTGCTTTATTTTCCAATACCCATTAAGCTGCTCTATTACAAGCCTACTGTCTCCAAGGATATATACTTTTGGACTAATTTTATCATTGTTATTATTAAGTAGTTTCATTACTTCTATGACTGCCATGTATTCGGAAACATTATTACTATTAGAATTGTGTGGAGGAACACTGTAACTAATCTCATCACAGTCTCTATGTAATATTGTCTCAGACAACAATTCCCTATTAATAATTGATTTAAAAACAGCAATATCGATATTCCAGAATACAACAGCTCCTATTCCCATTTCACCGCCAGGGTTATGAAACTTTCCATCACCACTATCTCCACATGAGCCATCAAAGAAGCATAAGGTAATCATATCTTACTATTAAGTTATAACCTACTCTATTATCTAACATATATTTACTATTTAATTACTTACTATTTGGATAACGTTGCTTGCGCTATAGTTCTTTTTCTTGACATATAAGGTATTTTCTCTTTGACACCAAAAAGCCTACAAAAAGGTAGAGATGTCTACAATTTTAGTTATCCGATCCAATACTTGTCATAAAGTTTAACCTTTTCAAGTAGCCTGTGTCTGTGTCGCTACTGTAGTTATTGTAGCTATATCTTGAGGGGGTATAATAAAAAAACTCCTTGGCTATCAACTTTGCTAAACATCCAACCAAGGAGTCTCTGGGTGTGTCCGGGGACACTGTCTTTCTTATTATTGATATTTAATTGAATGTTTAGCATGACTTCAAACGTACTACATTCTGGTAGTAGTTTCCAAATTTATTCTAATCTTTTTTCATTATTCAGCTTTTCCAGCCACCTATCCCACAATTCATTTCTCTTTCGTTTGCGAGTTTCATAACTTTTTATCTTGTCTATACCATTCCATTGAAATAGAAAGTTCTTGTATTCCTTAACAGTAAGCAAGTTGTGTTGTATGTCAATTATCATGTCCAAAAGGGTTGTTATTATAAATGTCTGTTTCAAACTTACGGATCATTATCAAGAAGCTATTAGGCTTTCCCAATATATGAATCCAATTATCGATGTCGTCAATACTTGTATCGGCATACATCTTCTCCATAGCGCCTACTCCACAACAAAATGCGAAGTGTGCTAATGCTATTTGTTGATGAAAGCTAAGTTCAGGATATTTCTCCATTACAATGTCTAAGCGAACATCAAAGTCTGTTCTTAGCAATGCCTCTGCCTCTACTTCGGTAAGATGCTTATATGATTCATGACCATACGTTCTATGACCGTAACCAATTGTCCATTTATTAGCTGCACATTGATATGGTTCGGCAACATAACCTTCATGATTCTTAATGAAGTCAATGGTATAGTCATATAAAGCTTTTTCAGCGCTATACACGGCCTTATCTTCTTGTTCTTGGACGAATGCTTCATCAAACTGCTCCATGTCCGTATAAGGCTCTCTAATAGTTCTTTCCTGATGAACCTCCTTTACAAGCAATACAATTGCAAGGATAGTTAGTATAGAAACACTTGTTAAAAATAAATTATGTTTACTCATGGCTTTGTTATTTAAAAATAGCTGTCTTTCCAGCTCGTCATTCTTTGATATTGTTAACTACTATGAAACTAATCTCCTTTCGGAACTTCTTACCTCAGTAGACTTAATCTGCGAGGACAGACACAATACCCATCAACTGCTCACTCTAAGAAATCAGAGTACATTATTTCGAAGTAAGAAGCATTTATTCTTTTAGTTCTTCTTGTTCTTCATGGTGATCATCTTCATCCACTTCATGAACTTCTTGATCATCCCAAGGATTAGCGAGTTTGTATTCATCGTATTTCATAATCGTTTTAAGTTTACATCTTTGCCACAATTAGCACAATGAGTGTCAATTTCACCATTACCATCAATGCCATTAACTTCTTTTATGTCACCCAAATCATCAGTACATACTTTTGTTTTAAGATTAACCCATAGCTTCATTTCAACCTCTGTAGACAAACATCTTTCACAATACCAATCACCTGACGAAACAATTTTATTAGTTTCATATTTCTTTTCTCTGAAATCTTCATCTGATAGTACTTGACATTTTCTACAAACACGATAACTGGATGTTATTTCATCTGTTGTTCTAAAGTCTTTAACCTCAGCTTCATTAATTTTACAACATTCACATTTCATTATTTTACTCATTTTCTTCAGTGCTTTTAATTACAGTTAATAAACGTAATATATTTGATCTACTACCTAGATCTTCTCGATGTTCATCAATATTGAAGTATGAGAAATATAAATTCCATTCTTCTTTTTCCCACTCTGGAGCAATCTTTTTATAAAAAGCCAATGCTCTTCTGTGATTGGTCTCAACCATTTTAATACAGGTAGAGCAGTATGTTTGATGTTTATCTGTTTCATATACAAAATAGATCATCGTCTTGCCCTCCAGTCTTTAGAATACCCTTCAATATCTTCGGGTAATGGTGTAAGTAGATTGAATATTTCATCAGGACACCTTGTTTTGGAATATGGCCCTACTGTTTCATCCATGCCCTTAAAATATACTTCTCCATCACGTTTTGACATTAATAGAACATGAGCATAAATACCTTTACCTTTCCATTCTATTGCTGACCATATTTCACTTTCACTGTCAGTACCTTCATCCCAATCATGTGGACTTACTTTCATTTCTACTGATTGACGTACTAGATGCTCACTATCTGGCTGATGCCATTGCCTATATTCGCTTTTAAACACTTCCATAAAGGAATCATTTGTTCTATAACTTGTCCAACCCATTACATATATTTTTGATTATTATAAATAGTTACTCCTTCATCATCCAATAGTTCAATTGTTGTTTGACTATCATTATCATCAGGAGTAAGAAGCTCTTCTGTTTCTAATATATTCTCCCACAAACATTCTTCTTTATCTACAAGCAGATGATTTAATTCAACTGGACTATGTTTGTCGATAAGTGCAATTAATTCTTCTTTTGTTATTCTGTCTGGAATAGATACTCTTTCCCAAACGCTTTTCTTAAAATGTACTTCCATTGTTTATACTTTAAAAGGTTAGGTAATCTTTATGTGCTTTGAATATTTCCGGTAATACTTTCTTCCGTAATTGATAATATTACACTCTCTCTGAGTTATTGCACTTTCCTTGCTAGAATGCCAAGTATCATCTGATCTATCTCCTGTTACACATCTATATTGTTTTGTACTTGGATAATATTCTACATAAAACTTAGCTCTGAGGATTTTTAATAATCTTGTTTTCATTCAAATAATTTAAGTTGTTAAAAACATTAGTATTACTGCAATAACATAAAGTACCAAGACGAGTATTAACATTTGTCTTGCAGTTTTAAGTTCTACATCAATATCATCCAAGCTTCTTCTGCATTTACTCATTTCTTATACTTTAAAACGTTTTTCAAATGTGATGACTTAACCCAATAATAATCATCTCCCAATACTTGTGAGTCAGTAGTAACTCTATATCCTTTGCCCATAATAGGACAGGGATCTGCTTTAAGTATGAACACCCAATCATCTTTCTGTAACCCATGATCAATACCAAGGCTTCTTAAAGCATAGTCGCCTACCTTTATTTGTGCTATTCCTATCATTAGAATAAACTTAATTGCCCTTCTTCTTCTTTGGGCGGTTCAACAATCTTTTCTTTATATACCTTAGAAGCTGTCAGTGGGCTACCACTCAACTCTTTTGGTACTTCTGATACATTCGGCCACTCCTTGGGCTTGTGTCGCTCTACGCCTCTTATAAGCTCTGGAAAATCATATCCAATTGGTATGACCGGAACATCCCTTCCTTTTCCCTTTTCATCAATAACCCAATCATTGGCTAGAATCCATGCCCTGCGTTCTCTTTTCTCCCCACCTTCAATAAATTCAAGCATTAAACAATTGTTGCACTTATCAAAGAATATGTGATCTTGACCATAAAAAGCCCATGACACCTTGAATCCTGTTATCTCGATTCTCTGTCCACCTGGACCACTTAGCTTATCACCAATCCTAAATGATTCTATTGCTAGATCAGGGATTGTTACACTAGGTTGTTTCTTTGCCATGTTTTTCTGTTGAGATGACCTACTTCAATACCAAACAATCCTTCATGAGTATTTATATCAACCATTGTTTCAGCCTTTGATTCACTGTCATCATCATATAATAGATATATATCGAACATTCCGTAATAGAACATCTCCTTTGCTTTGTATGGAGTTATTAGCTTCCAAACAAATCCATCTTTAGTTACTTTCATTACATTAGTTTTTCAATTGTATTAGAGATATCTTCTCCATATTTGGCTTTGATATAACCCGACATAGACACATTCTCTTCTCCCTTGTAAGTACAATTCTTGTGATCATACTCTTTATCATGCCTAGCCAATGTATCATCGAGCTTAGGCAAGTCTATGCAAAACTCATTTGTAACAACCATCATAAGGTTATCTCTACTATCCCAAATATACTTTCTAAGCTCATTGGGGAATTCTTTCAATACTTGTTGTGCGTTAAATACTTTCATCTTCTTCTTGTTTTAATAGTTCGTCTGCATACACATATGCCAATTTTACTACTCTAGGCACCCTCTTAGTTGCTTGTTCTGCAGTTATACCTATTAGTTCACTACTACAAAGTCCTTGCATAGCCTTACAAGCTGCATAGAATCGTTTTGACATACCCAGATGATCTTTTGTTGGCTCAAATGTTTCCATATCTATCTCTCCAGATGGAAATGCTGGCTCTTGTCCTAATTTATTTTTATTACTCATGACACTTTTATCCTTTTCAATGTTTTAATATTCTGGTTTACTAAATTAACAATTTCCTCATGATACTCTGTAGGCTTATTACCCGATCCTCTTGCTTGCTCTATTGTCATGGAATTAAGATTAACCTCAATCGTTTCAATTCTCTGCTTACCCTTTCTTGCAGACAAAAGCAATGAATTAGATCTGTTCTGGTAATTACTGCTAAATACACAATGATTCAATTCATCTCCTTCCTTTAGCAGCTCCTTTACATTCTTGATTACAACAACTTCAATGTTATCATTAGAAAATCTAACATCAAGGAACTTCTTTATCTTCTTTCTGTATTTGATATTATCTACTCGGATTTTATCTTTAAGCTCTTCCAGCTTCTCCTTCTGTCTCAACTTCCTAGCCTTCTCCACAAGCTTATCATGTCTTTTGTTTAAATCAACAGGACATATCCATCTTGGACTATACACATCCCTGCCGAACTTATGTAGCAATACAAGATAATCTTTCCACATCACAAAGTCTTCAATAACATAATTGTTCTTAAAGCATATTTTGATCTGTGCCCATAACTTGTTTATTGAATCGTACTGTGATTTATAACTTTTCAATAACCCAAGTTGTCCTTTCTTTAACAATGTTTCAAATATTGGCTCACTTAATAAGTACCTAAAGAACATTGATGTGTCATAGCCATAAACATTGCCATCATATCCATTACGCTTAAGTTCTGGAATAACACGACCATTCTTATAACTTTCAACAGCATAAGTATTGTATGCCAAATTTTGCCTTATCTCTAATGTAGAACATCTGCTCCACTCAGAAAAGTTGTAATAACCATACATTGCTCTAAGTTTTGATATACCAGTTGTTTTACCATCAGGGCTAATCCAATGAGAGAATATATCGTATAGGTCATATTCTACAGGCTCTCCTTTTACACAATACTGTATTGCTTCGACATATCGTACTACTTGGAATCCATCAATAACAGTAAGAATACAGAACTGATTAATGTCTCTATGCCTCCATGACTTTTTCTCTGTTAACTTCAAGTCCTTCTTACAATTAGGGCAAGTAGTAAATTGCGCTAACAATGCATCTCTGCGAATACCATCACTCCATTCATGAGCACAATTAAAGCATATATTAGTTTTATTCGTCTTATACAGCCAAGCATCAAATAAGTTATCAGCAGCCCATTGTTCATGCTTTTTAGTTAATGACGGAAGTCTTCTGCTATTTCTATATACTCTTTTCTGTAGTTTAGTTTTTGGTTCCATGTCTTAAAATAATGATCCCTGTACTGCAACAGGTTTTGGTTCTGCTTTAGGTTTGGCCTTTTCTTGTTTGATTGCTTTCTCTAGGCCTGTGTCTGGATAATCTTCATTCTTTTTGGTAAAGTCAATAGCTGGACTGGTAGGAGCTTCTTTCTTCTTCCCCACACCTTTCATCTTATTCTTTTGCTCTCTGGCAAGATCATCAATAGCCTTTTGTCTGGCTTCTTTCTTTTCTTCTTCTGTAAGCACTACTGTATGATTAACTACTACTTGACATTTATTGTCCTTTCCTACTTCAATTTCATCTTCATCATAATAATGAACTGCCATTGCATATACTTCATCATCAGTAAACCCTTGTATCTTACTTTTCTGGACTGTATTGAGAATATACTTTATACAATCATCAATGTTCTTGTTTTCTTTTTTGAATGTCTTTGCAAACAATTCATCGTCTTTTGCTCTCTTCTCAAGTGTCTTTAAGATTATAGCCTTAAAGTTATCAGTTGTTTTCTTTTCAGGTTTTTTATCAGCCATAATTAAGAATTTAGTTTGTGATAGTCTAATACAATAAAATCATTTGCTGATCCTTCTTTCATAAGTTCTTTGAGATCATTTTCAGACGATATATAAAAGAAAATATTATCATTATCTTCAAAATCACCTTCTTCAAACAATAGTCCTGATACAATTTCTTTTTCATCATCAAGCCATTGAATTTTTACTTCATATATTTTTCTCATACTTAAACATTTTCATAACAGATTCTCCGCTTGTTACTCCAAGCTGTATTGCCTCTTCTGGAGATACTGTTCGGGAGTTTGTTACGTGTGATTTAAATGATATAATTTTATTAACAGACGATTTGTCAAGGCCAACGATAGCACATATCTTTGACTGCTTCATTCCCTTGTCGTAATAGTTTCTTACTACTTCGGCAATAGAATATGGAATCTTTAGATTATGCGGTTCTGCTCCATAGCTTTTCATAAAGAATACATTGTCTGGAGTACCATTTGGATTATTGCCGTCTGTGACACGTTTCATTCTTCTCATGGGTGTTTCATTAGATATTAAAAGAAAGTCCCCTCACGATCATCTGTGACAGCGAGAGGACTATGTTACTACTTGGTCTTTACTTGCCTTGGAGTCTTTATTACTTTAACTCCACTATCTGGATTTGGGAGCTTCTTTCCGTCTCTCCAACCAAACTGCATTTCCATTGACCAATCCGTAATGTCTTTACTTACTTTTGGCTTCTCCATGTTATTCTCCATTACCATCATCTTCAAGAGGAAACCCTGTATCATCTACAATATTGTCTGGTACATTAGCAAGTCCTTCATCGTTTTCAACTTCATCCTTAAAAGGCTCTTCGATAACAGCTAATGCAGCAACTTCTTCTGCAGGGATTAACCATTCTTTCTCAAACCATTCAGTAAACTCTTTGATAGTACCATACTTATTTGGTAAATCATCTGAATGTGTTAGCAACCATGTTCCGGCATTATACAAGTGATACAATGAAGGGTTCTCAGCATCTTCTGTTCCTTCTTGTCCGATCAAATAAGAGGTCATACGTCCTACTTCTGTCATGTTTAAAGGAAAAGCATTGCCTTTATGATAATTACGCCTTACAGCAGCTTTAAGACAGTGACCAACGAATGATTCAGTACCTTTATCCCAATCAATAGGAATTGCTATCATACGTTCCAGTAGCTCTGAATTAACAGTATCAAAACCTTCAAGGTTCTCAAGCCATGTTTTTACATTAACATACATCTCGGATATACTAATTGCGCCACGTCCATGACTCTTGTAATGAACTCCTTCACCAAAGATTGTGAGATTACTACATATAGCGATGTTAGTGCCAACGCATATCTCCATTCCCTTTTCATTATACATGAACCCTATTGCAAGATTCCATAACTTCTTGGCAAACTTATCACCAAGATCAATACGTCCAATAACGACCTTTACACAAGTGTTCTCGGCAAGGTCCTGATCAAGTCCTTTTTCTTCTGCTTCTGCTAATGATATTTTCTCAATACCTTTTGATGGAGCCAATATCTGTCCTATGCTAGGCTTTGCACCAACACCTTCTGCCATATCCATAATATCCTTGATAAAGATATGGTGTTCTTTAAGGAACTTCTCAGGCATGTTACCAAATGCATCTGCAAACGTTCTTGTTTCTCTCAACTGATCAAGTGTCAGCTCTACTGCCTTACTGTTGTCTTCGATAATAATCTTTTGCACGATTACTTCTTTTACTTCTTCTGTCTTTTTTGGTTTATTCATTGTCTTGTTTATTAAAGGGTTTTCTTTTTAGGACACCATATAGGCTGTCCAGTGATATCAGGAATAGGCTTCCCATTTGCCCTGCATATAGTAGTATTTCTACCCGATTCCATGAGTATACAGCTCTCACATCTATTAGGGTCAAGAATGTTCCCTAATTCCTTAAATACGTCTCTCGTCATCATTTACTTTTATAAAGTGTTCAGTACAGGGATGGACATAGATCAAATGCGTTTTAGTTTTGTAATGATTATAAGGATTATGCCAAGGTTGTCTGGTCTCTTTTCTACCTTCTTCATCATTTAGTATTCCAGCTATCATTGCAGCTTTTACAACTAATATCCGATTTGCTCTGGTGTGTCCCTCCATAAGACTATCCCATTTGTTTTGCGTTATGTCTACACATGTACATTCAAGACTACAACCATAATTTACGGCTCTGTCATATATTTCTTGGGTAGTCATTACCTACGAAGTTTATCAAATCCGTTTAAAAGTTCATCAAGTAAAATGTATCCTACTCCTGAAAAAGAAACTCTAGAATCAGGATCATCAGCAGTCCAAGAATATTGAAAGCGCAATTCTAACTCATTAGTCTTTCTTGATATTCTAAAGTTATTGAATTCATGAAATCCTGTTATATGCTTCTTAAGTATAGCTTCAATATTATCAAAAGCTTCTTTCTCTTCTTTGGCAAACTTCGATTTATCAATATATTCATAACCTTCATTTTGGGAAGTCAATACTGGATGCTTCTCATACATTTCCTTAATAAACAGATGTTGTTGATTTGATATTAATTCAATTTTCATTAGCTTGTTGTTTTACAATCATAGTTCAACCAACTGTCATCAGAACATTTGCTGTAATAGTTTACAGTTCTTCCAACTTTACGAATTATAAGTCCTCTGTTCATCATAGCAACGGAAGTAATAATATTAGACATAGCCAACATTTCCTCATTTGTATATTGTCCTTCCATCATGTTGTTTATTAAAGGGTTTAGGATTAGAACAATGGCATCTATACTCACCTTTTGTTCTACTCCAATAAATCATATGTCCACATACACACCTTTCTTTATGCCAAGGACGTGTCTTCTTTATTAATTCTTGTTTCTTTTTCATTAGTTTGATAATTAAAACTGCCCATAACTGTCGCTATAATTCATTAAAAACGAATCATAGCTTAGAGTTAAGGTTAATTACCCTTCGGGTCGTTTAAATCATTAAAAACAAACTGTACTTCTTCAATGGGTTTATCAAATATTGGCATAGGTTCAAACTTATATATTTTTTCTTGAATTAACCTTAATGCTAATTTAAACCTTTCTTCTTTCATATCTATTTGAAAAACTCCATCACGATCATCAAGTTGCACTAATATTACTCCGTTTATTATCTTCATGTTTTCTTTTTTAATTCCTTTTAAACTTAATTAACCTTAATGTGATCTTGTATGAATACCACATCGATCAGTCTCGCTATTTATTAAAATATTTATCATTCCCTTGTGTAACTAATCTTAACAATGTATAAACTGAATGTGGCATCCAAAATCTACCGTGTGGCGAAAATGCCACACTCAATTTATACAAGATCACATTAGGTGCAATATAAAATAAATAGGTAACTACCTATACACACGCTTTGTATCATTAACCAAGCACAAAACACTTGTAGTACATCTTTATTGCTTATTCCTTCTGGGTTTGGCTTTGTCCACCATTCGTTTTTTAACATAGTTTTATCTTTAAATATTTATTTTAAAAAGCACCTAACAACGTGTATAGCACATTAAAACGATGCCATACACAAACCGTTATAGCCAATTAAAGAAAACCTTATAAAAGACCTTCATCAGCGAAACTGAAATAACTTTCTTCGGTAATAACCAAATGATCTAGCAATGCTATATCCATTAGTTTACATGAATCATTGATCTTTTTTGTCAACTCAATATCTGCTTGACTTGGCTTCATGTTTCCAGATGGGTGATTATGAACGACTGCTACTGCTGCTGCTAGTCCTTCAATTGCATACTTCATGATTATCTTTAGGTCTGCAACTGTTCCAGAGACACCACCTTGGCTTATCTTAACATAACCAGTGGTATTGTTTGCCCGGTTCATTAGCAATAGAAAGAAACTCTCGTATATACCTATGTCGTCATGCCAAAAAGCTCGGCAGTATTCAGCAATTTCTGCGGACTTAGTTATCTTAACCTTTTTAATCTCACAAGGCTCTTTAACAAGTCTGTATGTAGTGATATTACTTTTGTATTCTTTCATTCTGTCTGTCTTTGATTTGTTTTTTAAGATTGTTATCAAAATCTCTTGTGTATTGCTTTTCTTTACACATACGCTTCCATAGCTGATAGAGTATTACTCCTACAACAATGGAGATCATAAGGATCTTCCATAAGTTTTCCATTACTTTAGTTTTAGTTCTTGCTTATATATCTGTCGATACTTATCCCTTTTTTCTTCGGATAACTTTGATAGGACAATGAACTCTGATGTGCCCCAACCCACTTTCACAATTCGCTTTGTAATTAAATTCTCAAGCGTGTGATATCTTTCCTTCTTATGTATTTTTAACACCTTAAAGAATCTCCGGGACATAGCAGTAACTACCTCTCCAACTAAAATTTCATTAATTGGAGTGTAGTCACCGTTATATGTTATCCGAAGTTTGCTCAAAGTATCGCTAGTCAATTACTTTGTGTTTCATATGATTACAGCATCAGGCTTATTGATAAACTTATCACATACATCTTGCAGCATACAGTTCTTACATAGCTTGTATGAAGACACTGCTGGCCACTTCTTTTCTTCGTACTCAAGAATCTTTTCCTTTGCATTGAGAACAGTCTGCATGTACTCCATAGCCTCTACACCCTTCATGGTCTTAAGTATGGGAAGGAACTCTGGGTTCTTCTTATAGTCAAACACAAAGTACATGAATGGTAGTTCCCATATAGCTCCATAGATATATGCTTGTATGTGATCCATATCCTGAGCCTTTGCCCAACTGAATTCCCCAAAATCATTACCAAGGTCTCCGGTAAGCTTAAGATCAATAATGCAATCATCAAAGACATACTCCTTGTTCTGTGCAGTAAAAGATACCGGACTAATAAGATCAGCTTCTCCCTCTAATATTATCTTGTGATCTTCTAAAAGCTTTTCTCCTTTTACCTGAACCCTTACTTCATCAACTTCTAACCCATAAGGAGGAATGATTCTTTCTCTGAAATTATCGACTTGCCTTAATACACGATCTGTTTCTGCTAATGGCTTCTCCTGATCTCTTGCATAGAACAATGATGACCAATCAGGGACATCTTCTTGATGAGAACTCATAGCCCCTAAGCACTTGTATTCAAAGTATAGCCCTCTAAGCATATATATACTTGATGGTGACTTATGAGACTTGGCTACATAGCTGATATAGATCTTTCTCGGACAATGGATTCTTTCTTCTCCCTTGTAATATATTTGTTTAATAAGGCTTGATCCTAAATGGACATTACCTTCTTTGTCGACTAAGCTCTTCATTATTCAAAGCTTACATTAGCCAACCACAAATCAGCACAAGTTAAGATTGCCTTACTGTCTGCAATGTTGAGGTTATCAAATACAATACATTCTACTGCTCTTGACAAAGCACTCATACGCTTGGACATATCCTCTTGATTAGTAGGATTAGTAAGCAACCAGCCTTGAAATAACTTAGTAAGAGCATAGAGGTTATCCAATGACACTTCTTTCTTAAGATTAATAGCTGCATTAACTGCAAGCTTACTGCCTGTACTCTTACACATACCAACCTTCATCTTAACATAAAAGTCTTCTCCCTTACGAGCACCACCAGTACCTCCACCACTTGCTTGATAGTTAGGGTCAGCCACCTTACTGAACTTAGCAGGATATGCGGGATTATCATTCTCTTTGTATTCAAATACTATTTGATCACCAGCTTTGAATCTAAACACATCTCTTTTTGCACTTGCCGATCCTGTAAGCACCTTGTCGTCTACTTCAACTTCTAGGCTGAAATCATACATTAAATCTCCACGGCTTGATGTCCATGTGTTGTGTGCGTCATTTCTCATCAGTGGCACAACTGATCTTAGTTTACCTTTCATTTTTGTCTTTTATTAGTTGTTTAATTTCTTCCCCAATTCTTTCCACTTCTTTGTGTAGATCTGTTACTGTTTTCATTATTTCCGTAGCATCCCCAACAGTGTCAATGATATTGTTTCTTTCCGCATGATCCATTACTTGCTTGAAGGAACCACACCATGCTTTGACATCCCACTTAATGTCTCCAGTATTATTTCCACTTTGTACAACACGCTTCTTCTTTAATGCGAAGTTGTATTCATCAAACATACCAATAACATAATTGTCATTGATATGGATTATCTGTTCATTACTTTTTACTCCACTCATTAGTCTTTGTTTATTAGTTCACGTCCTTTTATTGAATTGCCAAAGCGAATTATCTTATGGGCTAAGTTAAGCTTATCTTGGGTATTAACTGTCTTAATCATATCAACTTGCATCTTTTTTATACAAGAATAACTCATGTATCTTATCCTAAACAATTTCCCTTCTCTGCCATTGTTAAAGTTCCAGCACTTTAATCCATCCTTGTCTTGGTCTAAGCATTCACAGTCTATACATTCAACAGACTTAATAGCTTCTGCTTTCTTTATCAATTGATTTTCTTCTTTGGTCATAATAAATCTTTTATGCCATCAACAATACTATCGCCTATATCATAGCCATCTGTACGCATAATAAAGAAGTCCATAATAACATGATTGATGTTGTATCTGACAAGGTTGTTAATACTACTATTACTTCTTCCTGCTTTATCGGCATCACACACCCATATAACCTTTCGGTCTTTAAGTATGCTTATCCTATCAGCAGAACCATTACTTCCATCACTTAATCCATTAGCACTTGAACATGCTACCCAAGAGTAGTTAGGGTACACCCAAGAGGCAAGTACAGCCGTCTTCTCTGATTCAACTATAGCTATATCCAATCCATTGATTAAATGCTCTCCAAACAAGCATAATTGATACTTGTACTCTTTAGCTGGTTGCTTCATGCTGTAAAACCCAAACTCCTTATCTCTCTTCCCATCTTTATGATACTTACCCACCTTCTTATTCACAATCTCTTTCTTGTGATTGATAAAAAAGAATACAGTCCTTTCTTTGTCAGTACCTACTCCCCATTTGATTAAATGTTCATTGGGTATACCTAGCTTACGACAAAACACATGAAAGTTAGAACTCATGTCAAGCATAATATTCCTATAATACATTTGTGGGATGAATGCCTGTTTATTCCTTACCTCTATAACCTCTTTTAAGTAGGTTCTCTTGGACGTTCTATCGGGATAGTATACATTCCCACCAGAAGGACAACTATTGATCCTCTCACACCTTCCAAATCTCTCATCTCCATGGAAGCCTTCAAAGTATCTCCATACTTTATTTCTACTACAGTGAGGACAGTTGCCCTTATGGGCAGGACTTCTTTCTAGCCTATGAGCTACCATTTTTAATCAATTCTTCATCGTTCACATAGTCATCATATGTTAGCAATGACATTGGAACACCATTCTTTGCAATTGCCACAACAGGAAGGCATGTTTCTCCTTGTATCATGGCATCAACAGCATTGCTTATTATAACAGCACTATTAATCTGAATTGACTTCTTATGTCTTCCCTTACACAATTCTGTACCAACTAACAATCCATTGTCACACTTGATAACATTAAATACCTTGTTACCATCATGTAATAATACTTGGTCATTTTCTGTTTGAAATGTTACATCAAACGGATAGGCTTTGCAATAGTCCAGTATTAATTGTAGGTCTAATGCATTCATCTTCTCAATAGTCTTCATTTTTCTTTTTTATTGGGTTATATTCCAAATACTCGTACTCTCTTTCTAATTTCTATTTTAGTAACCTCTTTGGGTTCTGACACATCTGTATTGACATATACAGGATACTCCGGTACAGCAGCTACAGGATTGGTTCCATAAGCCTGAATGTAATAAGTAGTTCTTTGATATACCTGATGTACTTCATAGGATGTAAATAATGCTTTCCACATAGTCCACCATTTGATTAACTTGGGATTGACATCATCATGTACACGCTTCTTGAAGGCATACTTTAATTCTTCTTGTGTCAATACCTTTTTAATGAACTCAGGATATACTTCTACCCTGTCTCCTGTAACAGTTTTGTGTTCGAAATTAAATACAGCTTCCAATTCTTTTACAACCAATGGTATTGTTACTGGCTTGTACTTAGTAGGTCTTATGATGTATTGACAAGTCCTTTGGAGTTTAGTGTCCCAAGGAAAGCTAATGACAATATGAAACTTATCATCATTTGCGCCACGCTTGTATAGCCTAATCATTTCAACAAATGCTCCTTCTGGAAGCTCTACTCTACGATCTGGTGAGTATATCGGAAGATACCCAGGATGTAGGTCTACTTTTACAAGGGTCTTTTGATTTACTCCTTGTAGATACGTTTTTACTTTATTCATCGTCTTTTATTTAATTTGTAGATGTGGTGGGACTTGAACCCACGACCTAAAAGCTCTACCAACTGAGCTACACATCTCCCAATACATTACTTAATCATCTCAAGCTTATTTGTGAAATGATCAATCTCACGTTGCTTGTCTTTGATACGAGTATCCATGTTTGACAGATACTCTTCAATAGCCTCTTCTTGTGCTACAACGGCATCCATTGCTCTATCAATAGCCCGGTTAAAGTCTATGATATACGCCTTTCTCTCTTCCAAACTTCCGATGCGATCTACATCTACAGCAATAAACTTATTGTCTCTTTGCTCCATAAGTTCTTCAAGCTGAGTGTTCATGTCCTCCAGCTCATCAGCCTTCTGGTCATTCATCTGCACAAGTTCTTTCTTCCTTGTTTTCAAATTCTTTTCCCAAGTCTTTTTAAGATCAGCTTGAAACTTCTTTGCTAATCCTTGCTTACTAATTTCGAATAAAGCTGCTACAGCTTTGATCCAAGACATTCTGTCTTTACTTACTTCTGTACTCATAATAATAAAATTGTTTATTTAATTAATTAAATCGATTCCTTTTGTTATTTCTGGCTCCTCTTTCAATGAGAAGTCTGGACCAGTACTCTTAATGTTTGTTTTAGCTGAAGTTATTTCATCCCGAGGTACAAACTTACCTTCTATTTCATTTCTGGTAGCATATCTAAACCCATTCTTTTTAAGATAAGTTCCAATATCATCCCCTTCCTCACAATCAAGGACATAATCATGAACAAGCACCTTCTTTATACGATAAGCACGTTTCCAACCATCCAGTGTGATCCAATCGCCAACTACGAATTCTTTATCCTTGGCTATCCTTAAAGTATAGAGTTGTGCTTCTTCAAGTGTAGCAAACCATTTTACTTCCTTATCTCGGATTCTACTTTTACAACATGAACCATATTTTTTAAGATGAAGAAAGCGATCTTCTTGTGATATTATTTTATCTATATCTCCTACCTCAGCATTTCCGCTTGGCTTCTTTATCCAGACAATATAGCTACCAATAAAATATTCCTCTTTCTTCTTTAATGTGGAAACATCATTGACTACAGCATCTATTTCAGCCTGTGTTGCCTTACGCCATACCTCGCCTATATCATCAGTATTCTGCGGAACAATTGAAAACTTTAAACATTGTTTGATTCTTGGATTGATTACTTCTCCATTAATTGAACACCTGTTTTTACCATCAACGTATTTTGTACTTACTTCAGTGACCTTGGCAAGACAACCATTGTTTCTTTCGTCATAACCCCAACCACCTGCTTTAGTCATAATAGCATAGTCACCTACTTTAATGACATCTTCTACTCCAACAGGTTCTAACGCATCTTCTAAGAATCCAAGTTGAGTGTAATGGCTATTGCTATCAAGAAATCTGACAATGTAATACTCATTATGATAGTCCACAATCTCTGCAGTATACTCATCATGTAACTCGGTAGTACCATGAACAATCTTATCTCTTGGGATATCGCCTCCATATTCTGTTTCATATTCAGGCGTACATCCTTTACTAACACCTTCTTTAAACCTTATGGGTCCTAACTTGTATTTCATTGGTTTTGTTTTAAGTGCGTCTTCCATGCTTACAAAACTACCCTTGTCTATACATGCGTTCAACCACCTCTTTTCATCTGTAGTAGCAACACGTAATTCTTTAACACCAGTATTACGATAAGTACCGGGATCAAATTTATTACTATTAAGAGAGATAGAACACTTCCCAATGATTTGCTTACCATCCAATTTATCAAACTTAATAATATACTTGTAGTTTTCACAATAATGATAGTATATCTCTCCTTTTACTAAATCATTGATAGTAAGGTTGTCGTCTTTAACGATCTCTGCCCAAACTCCTTCGTGATATATATATCCACTACCTCCTGCAACATTTCCATCTGGTAGTTGTTTAGGAGTACGTACTACTTTTGCTCTTCTTATCTTATTTGGACCTGGATCATTTATGACAGTACCAATGGAATATTGCTTGATAGCCCTTGCCATTACTCCGTCTGGAAGAGTTGTTATAACAGCCCAATCTGTACCATTCCAGCAACAACGAGTGCCCTTATTCGTCCTTATACAGTCTTCATTTTTTCTTAAAAGGAAATCATCTTCTGTTTCAATCTTCCCTTCTCCACAATCATGAAGACATACATACCTTGTTCCAACAGGATACCTTTTCCTCGCTTCTAAGACGAGTTTATCAAATCCTGGAGTGTTTGCACCCTTTGAAGGAGATAATGGCTTCACACCGCCCAATTTTGCTTTATATGCATTGATCTCTTCTTGTGTTGCTTTGCGTATCTCATCTTGGTATACTCCATCAGGCTTTACATTGTTTTCTTGAACCTTAAAGAATATGGCATGGATAGGCATCTTATCAATCCCCCTTACTCTAAACACTTCATTTGGCTCGAAACCTAAACCACCTCGGCCTTTTGTTTCAGTACATGCAATGATGTCTCCTACTGCAACAGTCTTCCACCAGTCCTTATCATTTGGCTTTGATTTAATCTCAGCCCATTTCTTTATGTCATTATGATAAATAATTTCAGAAAGGAGATGACCATTCTTGGGTTTATCACCATGGCTTTCTAAAACATCTCCTGAGCTATCGACATGAAATGTGTTTGGATTACCTACAGTACACAAAGTATGTTCTTCTCCGCTTAAATGAGCAGGATAATACTCTGTACCTGTGGGATAATCATTTCTTGCTTTTTCTAATAATTTATTTGTCATGATTTCTTTCTTAGTTATTTCCATTGTCTTTAATTTACAGTATTAATTGTGATTATAAAAAGCTTCCAAGACATAGCGAACAAAAGCGATTTGTTTTTAAACCATATCTTAGAAGCCGTAAGTACTCTCAAGGTCTTAATGATTCGGGTAATCGACTACATGAGAGTATGTCTTTAGTCTTTATGATAAAAAGTGTCCTGCCAGTAAAGACTGAATGGAAAAACTGACAGGAACACATATCAGGACTAATCTCTTTCAAGATATCCTGACCATTCTTTATTCACTTATTAGGTTATCAAATGTAATATTACTCAACAGATGACTAGGCTTAACCACTAGAACATCATAAGAGCCATACACAGCCCTTTGTTTTGATTCTTGGTACAATCTGTCCAAGAACTCTTTGTCTTCTCTTAGATCTTTCTTAAATGCGTCAAATGCTTTCATTAGTTCAATCTTTTAGTTTGTAGGAATATCAGGATTCGAACCTGAACTGAGCAACTACTGTCTATAGTCTTCAGATACTTTCATCAACACAAAGACCGTACATTCTTTATATGTCAAAGTTCTCTGTTTGTAAGGAGCTACCTTATTTGCTCAACTACTAATGTAGCGTGTCTACCATTCCACCATATTCCCAATATTATTAATCCCAATTAGGATCGAATGACAAATCAATTGCACAATTAGTACACTCTATGCCATTAAATGTATTTAGCCCACAATTGGGACAGATTGCTTTTCTCATTTTCTTGATTGTTTACGTGACTTCTTAGCCACTTTGTTTTTCTTACGTGCTTTCTTCTGCTTAGGAGTAAGAACACTCTTCTTCGTGCCTCTCTTATGCTCCTCTGGATGCCTACTGTCACTATAGAATGGAAATATATTCATGGCTATCTATTTACAAAGTCACAAGCATACATGATACTAAACATATCATACATCATCGTAACAAACCATGTATCCTTTTCTTCATCATAAGACATATCAACATACACAGTTCCTATGTCAGGATCCAATGCTTCTATCTCCCATTTTATTTCAGACACTTGGTCTACAGTGATAACGTAGATAATAATCTTTGTTTTCAAGAAGAATGTAATCTTTTCATCATTACACATGATCTTTCCACTAAACTCTTCCCAATCACTAAAGGATGTTTGCCCACTTTCCAGGCTACACATACCCTTGATGTCTAGGATCACTCCGTCTTGGCTGTAACTTGTCATAGCAACTAACAACAATACAATAGTCAATAACTTTTTCATATCAGTCTTTTAATGGTTTTAATAAATTCCTTTCTTTTGTTAACTCACTAATAGCAAATGCTACATGATGAGTAGTACTATCCATAACAAACTCTTGTGGTTCATCAAGGATATAACAAGGCGTGTTGTAATCAAGATTCTCAATTACAAACAATGTTAATGAGACGGCTAATATACCACCCATAACAAACAGCATCCAATTATCTTTCATCATGACTGTTCTAATGTTTGTGCTACTTCCATAGCTGATTGAAAATCTAATTCATTACACATGGTTTCATACTCTTCCATCATTTCACGGTTCTGTTTACTATTACATTCATTACAAACATAATAAACAGGTCCGTTCATTCCTTCTTCCCAATCTCTAGTTGGTGATAGTTGTGCTTCTTTCTTACACCAATCACAATTATCCAGTTCTTCACGAAACTCTTGATCAGCTTGCTTACACAATTCATGACAATCATGGCAATAGTAAGAATACTCTGCACCAAATGAATCAGTCTCACCTTGTACTTTTACAACAGCAAGAATAGTACATTCACAATTATAGCCATAACAAACAATCTTATTGTCTAATGGCTTGATATTAACATAACTTCCGGGCAATCCGCTTCCTGTATACATATCAGTCTTTATTTAGGTTAGTGAGGATAACAGGACTCGAACCTGTACGAATTATAATTGATGTTAGTCAGCACTCCGAAGAGGACCATCGTTAATATTTTCATCAACATTTAAATTGCGGACTGTTCTGGTCTACCTGTTTACCTGACCTCTTTATTCCAGTTCTGGACAATCCGTTCACACCCGATAGTGCGTGTCTACCATTTCACCATATCCTCAATCATTATCATCGTAAGTAGTTCACCAACACTTAATGCTGTCCTCGTTCCAATAGAGTTAGGTGAATGTCCTTACTAAGAGTGGTCTGCATAACCTATGGTATTCTCTATAAATCCCTTGCTATTTACTTTAGCAACGTTAGCAATAACGTTCGGTCTACAATTACAATTCTTTATTTAAGTTCGAATCCCGCCTTAAACAATTCCCATGATTGTGATGTAGTAGTGTATGCATCGCAATAGAAAGAGCGCAATAAAACAGGGACAGGATTGTATGCCATTACTTCCTTAATTGTTTCATATCTATCCAATGCTGATTCAACACCATTAGCACCATCATTTCCAAAGAGTCTTTGCATTAAAGTCTCTTCTTCTGGCTCCATCCCATCTTTATCAGTTGATACTGGAATTGTTGCTGGATACAGATCAGTAGCCCTACTCATAGCTCTTAAGAAGTCACTATCTGTTAATACTGGTCTGCATTTTAGGACTAATTCAATAGCCTCTAATCTTAATTCACTTCTTTCAGATACTCCATTTGTTACTTTCATAATTCAGTTTTTTTAATTGATTTAAGCTATCTAATGTGCTTCCGAGGCACACTAAAGGTAATATCACCATAGATAATAATCAACCCTAATCATTTCATCAACTTTGAATACAACTCTAATAACAGTACTATAAGAGACTTAAACAAAAGAAGAAATCCCATAAGAGATAAACACCAATACTCAACCATAGTAAGAGTAAAGAATAAGAAAGAAGACACCCCACCCTCACACAGCCCAATCCTCTAGGCATAAGGAAAAAAAGAGCAAGAGGTTTTACCCTCTCACCCTCTCTTGTTTAAGCTTCTACCATATCAATTATTGATGCATAAATACGGTTACCATCTCTCGAAGCTTGTAAGCCTACATTGATAACATCACCAACAGTTAATGACTTATAGCTATTAGGCACACGAACACCAACAACATGAGTTTCCTCATCATCATCAGTATATTCAACATCAATAAGCAACATACACCACTTAAACTCAGCACCCTCTGGGCTGTGCTTCATGCGCTCGTTGCCTATAATGCGTACTTCATATTGCTTAGTCAAGTCATTCCAATCATCAGGTAGTGAAAATCCACCACCCTCACCAATAGGAGTGTAACCGTTAGCAATTTCTTCATCATAAGACTTCTTAACTTTAATTTTAATAGTCATAATATATACTTTAAAAGGTTTATAAGCTATTGACATACAAAGCAAAAGGAACAACAACAGCGGGACCCTTTGCGGAGCAAATGACGAAGGGGGGGTTGCTATTGGGTACTACTCACGCTCACCTATTCTTATTAAAATATATGTTATAAAAAAATAATGTATTGTATATGGGCCTACGCCCTTACTATGATAATGTTTGATTCAAGGATGTGAATACACATTGAACCCTATCTGGATACTAAGGGGTGAATGTATCTTTTATTAATGTAATTGGTTATGCTTTAGTGCAGGAAGTGCAAGAAATGCAATAGGGGTATATAAGTTTATTTGGAGATGTGTGCACAGAATATGTATGTTTGTTGTATGAATACAGGAGTAATGAACGAGCAGGACGAACTCATATTGAGATTATACGATGAGCTTGACACTCTTTATAAGAAGATTGAAAGCCTGAAAAGGAATATGGAATTGTATGAAAGTAAGGTTACCGATTAGAATAGAACAAGAGGTTAAGGACGCATATAGAGATGTGTGTGATCGGGAGGGGATTGATATGAGTAAAGACTTGCGGAGGTATATTGAAGCACGAATAGAAGTAAATCAAGAAACATATGACGCTTAAGAGTTATTACAGAGGATATGAGGTATTACTTGCACAGGCAGGGCGAGGGGATTTACAACCCTATGTTGATTCCATTGATTTCATTATATTTAAGGATGATATGGTAAAGAAGCCTGTATTGCTTAGACCAATATTTTTAAACTAAATAGTATATGAAGAAGAAAATTAGAGTAACAGAAGGATGGATTCTTATTGAGAGACTACACAAAGCAACGGATCTCATTGTTGATGAAGCCGCATTAGCCAAGTTAGAGAATTATATGAGAGTAGTTCTTGTAGGGGCTAAGTGCAATTTTGTAAAGGCAGGGGATGCCATTGTCCTTAATCCTCATATGATGAGTCATGGAGTGGCTATAACAGATATGACTACGAAGATGCATTATTACCTTATTCCAGAAACAGCAGCTATATCCGTATTAGAAGGAGAGTTGAAGGACTACTTTGTTGATACTTGTAAGATGACTAGCAAAGATGCTTTCGATAAGCTAGAGTTTTCTGCTAAAGTGATAATGCCAAAAGCCAGGGCATGAGACTACGTACTGCTATAAAGTATAATAAGCTTCTTGACAAAAAGTTGGCACATAGACGAGTTCATGCTGACACACTAAGGCAACATGAGAAGTTCCCAAAGGTATTTAAGAAGCTAAGCGTTAAAGAGATTGATGTTATCATGGAATTCTACTGGAGGCAGTTAAAGGAGCATATGGAGAGAATGGATAGGAGGGTGTTTCCAATCCCCGGAATAGGGTTAATTTATTTTGACAAGAAAAAGAAGGAATGGTTGGATAAGAAAAACAATAGAACCGATGAAGTATGATTTCACATTACCAGTACTTGAATTGAATGAAGACGGAGAGCTTATTTTCACTATTTGGGCGCTTACTGTAACAGAATTTAGGGGTATATACAATGCTGATACTAGAAAGGATAAAAAGGTAGCTGTTGCTATAATGATGTATATAGCCCTATTAGAAGACTACTCAATGTGGGGATTAAAACTACCAGAGAACAAACAGCTTGAATATGCTAGAAGGCATTGTGGGATAGATAGGCTTAAGAAGGATTGGGTTCCTCACAACAGCATACGCAAGGCCAGAGACCGTTATAAAGACTTACAGGGATATGTATGCACAGAGATGCAGATGTTGTTTGCTGTAGAGAAGTCTATTCAGAATCTTACTAAATCGATTGTACGGATTAGTCAGGGTGCGGAGGGGATAATCAAAAGAGCAAAGAATACTTATCCAGATGTAACTAATGTATCGGATTCCATAGAGGAGTTGATGACAAAGACAGGTAAGTTGTCTGACAAGCTTGATACAGTCAAGAAGTTACAAGACCAAGTATCAGCACGTAGGCGAGAGGAGCAGATAGCAAAGATCAGGGGGGGAGGCGCAGCAGGCCCAAGAGAGAGAGCAGAAGATTCATTAATAGTCAAGCAGAAGGATTTAGAAGAACCTATATAATATAAAGGTATAACTAAAATGGAAACCATGAGAACAATAAGTGTACTAGACGAGAAAAGAAAAGATGATGGGGTGGTAACGTCTTTCCATCAACTCAGAAAAAGATTTAATGACGCTACTCCAATAGCAGGGACTAATCCACAATTATATGAGATACCTCGCAATGATCATGTACCAGAAAGATATAGTGGTCTTGTGATTAAAACAAAATCATATGAACTGCCAATAATAAAAATCCCATACGGTAAAAAGAAATATTATTTTGTGCCAATAGATGCTTTACCCCATAGTATTTCTATAGAATGCACATTGGAGGAGTATGAAAATATGACAGAGGGTATTGACTGTATATTTAAAAGGGCAGCATATGAATATTCAGAAGTTAATGACCCTTATTATAAAAAACCTATATAATATAAAATATATGAGCTCAACAGAAATTATAGAAGCAATCAAAGTATTGTCACTATTACTCGATAACAATGATAAGGAAATTGCTCAATTGGCAACTACTAAATTAAAGGAATTAATCAACCTATTATAATAAAGGTATGGCCAAAGTAGTAACATGGGATGATTTGTATAAGATTAAGTTCAAGAATACAAAGAGCTTATTGCAAGCAGCTCATGCCTTTGAGGATAAGGGTAAATACTGTCCATACAGCGAAGGAGATCCACTACGAGAGGACTTCTGGGATTTACAAGAGAAAAGGTCACTTTATGGCGATTACTTCCCTATAGGTCCTCATGGTGAGAAGATATACATACCCGGTTACTACTATTGGTATTTGAACTTCTGCCCTATTCTCCATTTGGGTAAAAACCAGGATGCTGATGAAGAAGACTATCAAACAAACATTATAGTAGACAAAGAATCAGGGGAAGTATCTTACAAGAACTATGACCTAATAAAAACAGATCGTGTAGAGGGCTTCCCTAACTTTTGGGATGGTGACTTCTGGTATTACAAGTATATCGATGATGCAGAGAGGGGAGGCAAGTTCGGTACTGTTCTCAAAGTGAGAGGAGTTGGGTCAAGTTTCAAGAATGCAAGCAAACCAACACGCAACTATTTCCTGATCCCTAAGTCACGCTCATTCCTTATAGCAGACGATAAGGACTTCTTACTTGGTGATGGTGTGCTACAGAAAGCATGGGATATGATGTACTTTGTTGATAAGCACACAGACTTTGCTAAACGCAGACAACTTACCAGTACTGCTATGGAAAAAAGAGCCTCATTCAAAGAGACTATAAGAGGGATAGAAGTAGAGAGTGGATTCCAATCTATGATAAAAGGTATCACTACAAAAAATGATCCGGGCAAGGTAAGAGGTATAAGGGGTAAGTTTATTTATCTTGAGGAGGCAGGTAAAGATCCAAACCTATTAGAGAAATGGCAGATACTACGTAACTCTGTACAAAGAGGGCGTAAAGTCTTTGGATTTCTTTTAGCAAGCGGAACAGGTGGGCAAACAGGAAGCGATTATGCAGGACTAACAGAACTATTCAGTCATCCTGATGGCTTTAATATATATGGTATACCAAATGTATGGGACAAAGGAGCATCACATCGTAATACAGCTTTCTTTTGGCCAGCATATATCAATTCAGAGAGTTTTATGGACTCAGATGGTAATTCTAACATAGAAGAGGCTACTGCTTATGAAGAACAAGAGAGAGCAAGAATAGCACAAAGTTCTACTGAAAGACATACATTATTACGCTATAAGAGTGAAAATCCTTTCACGCCTGCTGAAGCAACGCTTAATATAAACAAGAATATCTTTCCTATGGAGCAACTTATTGAGCACTTAGCCGATGTAGAGACAGATCCATATAAATTACACTATGGGAGAGCAGGGCATTTGTATAGAGATGGAACTGGTAAAGTTGCATTCAGGCAAAGCGTAAAAGACATCCCAATAGAAAGTTTCCCTAATAATAAGAAACAAGGAGAAGAGGGCTGTGTGGTAATATATGATAGCCCAGACAGGGTAAATGGAGAAGTCCGTCCCAAACTATATTTACTTTCCAATGACCCTTACTATCATGATAAGAGTCATGGACCGTCACTTGGAGCAACGCTGGTATATAAAAAGGTAAATGCAGACTTTAAGTTTAGAATGAATACTATCTCAGCAGCATATGTAGGTCGTCCAGCAACACTTGAAAAATATCTTGACAATCTATTCATGTTAGCAGAGTATTACAATGCTAAGATAGCCTTTGAGAATGACAAAGGATTGAGTATACGTGACTATGCAATAAGACATAGGAAATTACAATTCTTACAAGTAGAATTTGAATTCAAATACAATACACAGATAGCCAGGCCAAGTATAAGGAGAGGTTATGGTATGAAAATGGGAGCAGGTAAAGATGATACAGTACGTATAACAGGAGAGCAGTATTTAGCTGACTGGTTAGTAGAATCAAGAGGAGAAGACGAGAATGGACGTGTATTCCAGAATCTACATACAATATACGATAGGCCCCTTATACAGGAACTGATTGCTTATGGAGATGGTAATTTTGACCGTGTAGATGCATTTTTACTTTTAATGTACTACATTCGTGAGACAATTAATGTTGTTCCGATGACAGATAATAGCACAGAAGAGAATAATTTTTTTCATAGGGACAGGGTAGCGAAATTCTATCAACATTCAAAATGGTACTAACATGATTACAGTAACTTCAGTACCCGATCAAATGATTTCATTGGCTAAAAAGAAAGCAAATGATTTCCAACACTACAAAGACACACTCGAAGCATATCTAACAATGTCCAAGTTCAAACATGGTACATCAACAGAAGACTTGCTTACATGGTACAAGGTGTTTAATGGAGAAAAGATTGATGGGCATTACTCAGGATTTGAAGATCCATTTGGTACAAAGAGTACCACTAATCCACTTCCACTAAATGATGTCAAACCATGGAACATTATCCGAGCCAATGGTAACATTATTATCAATGAAAAGGAGAAGCGTCCATGGAACTATCAAGCAGTGGTAAAGAACCCAGATGCAGTTAGTGCAAGAACTGTTGCTATGGAAGAGGAGATAAAGAAGACACTTACTCAGAATCTAATCAACTTAGCAAATGAGAATGGAGTAAATACCGGAGTCGAGAGTAAGCCAGTACAAAACGTACAAGACCTTGCTTTGAAGTACGAGATGGACTATATTGACAAGAGAGCCATAGAAGCCCAGAAGATACTTCGTATAGCTGTATCAGAGGAAAGGGTACAAGAGAAGCTTAATAGGATAGGTATGAAGCATTGGGTAATTGCTGGAGAGATAAACACATACAAAGGCATGCGTCAAAATGATCTGGTATATGAAGTAATCAATCCTATCGATATAGACTTTATAGGTAGTCCTGACAATCCATACGGAAGGGACAAGGAAGCTGCAGTATATAGAAAGATGATGCCTTTATCAAAGATAGTAGACAACTTCAGGGACTTGATGACAGAGAAGGAGCTTCTTGATCTATCGGCAAACAATGACAAGCCATCTAATGCAGTTATTGACTATACAAGGCAACAGTTTGTACGTGATCAGAATACAGATGCTACAACAGGGTCAATGAAAGAAGTTATTCATTCTTGCTGGAGGTCGTATAAGAAGGTAGGATACATCTCATACCTTGATGAGTTTGAGGAGAAGCAAACCATAGAGGTTGATCAAACCTTTGACAAGAAGTTGTTTGGCTATGACATAGTGAATGAGGAATGGGAATGGCTTACTTGTATAGACGAGGTATACCGCATAGACGGAGATATATTCATTGGTGCAGGAGAGGTTCCATACACATCACGCAAGCTTAGTAATCCATCTTTAACACCACTTCCATATAATCAGGCAAAATTCTCTGAACTAAACACAACAAACACATCACTTGTAAAAGAAGCGTATATATATCAGTTCTACTGGAACATCTACAAGGCAAAGATGGAAAGACTCATAGCAGTTGATAAAGGGCAAGTAACAATCATTGATAAGGCCGTATTAGCACGACATGGATTGGGGTCACAAGACATTGATCAGGCTATGTATTACATGGAGACGCAACACATCCTATGGCTTGATTCACGCAGAGACGACATGGGCAAGTTCCAACAGTGGGGAGCTAAGCTTGACTTCTCTCAACACAATGCAGTAGCTTCCATATTAAACGTTCTATTGGCACTACGGCAAGAGCTTGACCTTCATATGGGTATAACACCACAACGCAGGGGAGAGATTAATAGTAGCGCTGGAAAGGCAACAACGGAAATGGCACTCGCAGGAGCATATAGTGTTTCAGAGGGAGTATTTGTAGACTATGAGAACTTTGAAGAGCAAGAGCTTAATGATATTATCAATATAGCCAAGATAGTTTATAGCAAGAATAAGAAGGGAATGTATATTGTTGATGGCATGCCACTTTACCTTGACCTTGAGGGATGGAACATAGAGGAAGAAGAGTTAGGTATCTACATGAGCAAGGCAACTAAAGACAAGGTTAAGCTTGATGCAATGAGAACTCTTACCCAACCATTTGCACAGAACGTAGGCAAGAACGGTATTACTCCAGAGATGATAGGAAGCATGGTTAAATCAGACAGTATATCTGAGATTGAATTAGCTATGAAGAGAGCAGACACAGCTACTAAGCAGTACGAGGAGCAGATTCGTAAGCATGAGCAGGAGATGCAGCAACAACAACTTGAAGCAGCAGCTAAAGAACAACAAGAAGCCAGGGCTTTTGAATCACAAGAAAATGCATTGGATAGAGAAGCAAGAGTAAAAGAAGCAAGTATTCGTGCATCAGGGTTTGAGCCAGAAACATTAGTTACTGATATTGATACTACAAAGATTACAGCAGAGGCAAATAAGGCAAGGCAAGCATTAGACAAGAGCAATATAGACAGAGAGAAGCTAGCCTTTGAAAAGCAGAAGCATGAAGACGATGTAAAGGTCAAGCGTGAAGAGATGAAGAACAAGATAGCCATAGAGAACAAGAAGTTAAAAAACCCGGTTTCAGGAGAGAAAAGAAAATAAAGAGCCACTATAAATACTTTAAAGAGTATATAAGTATAAAATCGTTAAGAATGAATGAAATAATATTAGTTTAACAATTAAATTTGAAGATCATGACAGACCAAGTAGAAACAAATACAACTCAGTCACAAGCGGTAGAATTCATTATGCCGACAACTACTTTTGAGCCAGAGAAGCCAGCAGTAGAAGGTCAAACTGACCCAGAAGCACCTCCTGTTAAACCAGACAAGCCAGTTGAGCAGTTACCAGAAGCAGGAAAGGAGCAATACGATTCTATTGTAGCCAAGCCAGAAGATCAACGCACAGACGAAGAGAAGGCTTTAGTAACATCTTACGATGAGGTAGCCAACAAGCAGAAGTATGAAACATTACTTGACAAGCCAGAGGAAGAACTCACCGAAGACGAGAAGGCATTTGTAGCAGACAATGCACCAAAGTCCATCATTGACATTGCAAAGAACTTAGCCATAAACAACTTTGGCATTGACATAGGCGATGATATTACCAATGATGAAGATGGATTAGCGAACATCTTTAAGAACGTATACCATACAGCAGAGGAAGTAGCTGTACAATCGTTATTAAAAGAATATCCTGCAATGGCTCACATGCATGAGTACTTAAGTAATGGAGGAACTCCTGAGCAGTACAATGCAACCATGTATCCAGAAGTAGACTTTTCACAGATAGAGATACTTGATGCAGACTATGATGCTGAGCAGTTTCCAGAGCAAGACAGAACACAAACAGGAACATTAATGTTTGACCTAACAAGCCAAGGTTATTCCGAAGAACAGTCGCAAGCAATTATTGCAGATTATGAGACATCAGGGATAAAAGGAAAGATGGCTAAGTTGGCACAAGAGAAGTTAGTACAACAACAGTCTTATGAGAAAGCCAATATTGTTAATCATCAAAAGCAACTTAGGGAAAAGCAAATCGAAGACTATAACAATTACAAAGAATCTTTTTCAAAAAAAGTCAAGGAAAGTAAGGTCATTGCAAACCTTCCAGTCGCAGAGAAGGACAAAGATGATTTTATTAAATTCAAGTTTAATCAGAGAAGTGATTCAACGCTAAAGAATGTGCCTATATCACAGGAGTTACATTATCATGCATTGAACCCACAATCTCCCCAGTATAATGCACCTAAGTATGCACAACTGAGAACCTTCCTTGAGTATGCAACTTTTATGTATGATAAAGATCCTGAATTCATTAACAAACTAGCAACAAATAGAGCACAGACAATAAGAGCAAAGCAGAGTTTACCGGGATTCACTCCGGCAGAGAGAATGGCGACAACAGAGAATAGAGCATCAAAAGGTAATCAGCCAGATTTTGGAGGACAATTAATAATTTAAAATAGAACATTATGACAAACGCAGTATCACCTCAGTTAGAAGTACATGGGGTTTACCAAAACGATAAAGGTTTATTTGATTATGAATCTATTGTGAATGCAATGCAGACACGACCAAGTGAGATTTCAAATGCACTCATTTGGGCTATGGGTACTTATTACTATCCAGAGGACTTTGCCATATCAAAACTTACTGAAGGAGTGGGTAACGTAGATTACGTTGACTCATTTGAGTATCAGTACCCAATTATGAAGGGAGATATGGACCCAATGGATTCAGTAGTAACAGCAACAACAACAACAAATGCTGGCCTTGGCTTCTCATTATTCCAAGTAACCTTTAAGCACAGACGCTTTAAGTTCCAAAACCTTATTACATCACCTTCGGGAGTTGTGTGTAGGATTGCAGAACAACCAAAAGCCAATGGGCAAAACTATGATTATTTACTTCAGATCATGGGTAATAACTCTTTAGCCACAGTACCAGCTACAGATCTTGCAGCAGGCATTGAATGGGAAAGAGGAGCATCTCCTGTTGAATACGAAGAATCAGTAGGAGTTGAAACAGAACAGCAATATCCTGGAAGGGCAAAGAATCAACTTACGACTCTACGTTCATCTATGAAATTTGCAGGTCATATTGCAGCACTACCTATTGGTGGTTCAGCATCAGCACAATTCGATAAAGTAAAGTTTGATATGCCTATGCGTCAAGGTGGCGGTGGTGTAACTACCTTTAAGTATTGGATGGATTGGGCAGAGTGGCAGTTCTTAATGAAAATGAGAAGGTATAAAGAGATTGACTATTGGACAAGCGAGTACAACCGTATGCCTGATGGAACAGTTCCTCAGCGTGGCCCAAGTGGCAAACCTATTTTGCGTGGAGACGGCATCCTTAACCAGATCACTAATGTTGAAACATATTCTGGACAACTAACAGCCAAACGTTTTGAGCAGATTGCTACAAGATTGTTCTATGGTATTAGTGGTGCAGAGAAGAAGCACATTCAATTACATACAGGTACATTGGGTATGCGTATTTTCAACGAGGCAATGCAAGACAAATTAAAGTCATACTTCACTACAGAGCAGACACAGAATACTTTTGTGACTAAGAATGGTGATAAGTTATCTTTAGGAGCATACTTCAATACATACAAGACAAGAGATGGACATACTATTACAGTTCATAGAAATCCTGTCTTTGACCTTATTCACAGGAACTATCCAAAGTATGAGGGCTTGCCTTCATTCAGTGGTGAATTTATCTTCCTTGACTTGAGTACATACAATGGTATTCCTAACGTCAAGATGGTAACTCGTAAGGGTCGTGAAATGGTACGTAAAGTAGTAGCCGGTATTGCAACTTTACCTTCACAGTATGGAAGTACTAATTTTGTTGCTACAGACAAAGACTCTGCAAGTTTAGAGTATTTATTTGAGCAAGGAATTAATATCTTTGATACATCTGCTTGCTTAAGATTAAGCTTAGTAGCATAAGTGTAAATGATTAAAATAGAAATATGAAAGCACAAGAGAACATTGTAATTATCAAAAGAACCATAGGGAACAGCAGGCTCCCTAAAGAGTTACTCGAAGGATCTACGAGAGCACTTAGCGTATTCAGCAAGAATAGCCGAGTCATTATGCCACTTAAGATCGAAGACCCTATAGGAGAGAACGTCTATCAGTCACTAACCAATGTATCGCAAGGTATGGGTTTTAGAGAAGCTGTAGCCAAGTATTTACTTGACACAAGTATTGATGTCCCCTATGATGGTTTAAGATTGAATATTGGCCTTGACAAAAGCGGAAATCCAATTGAACCACAGGATTATTTATATTGGAAGATTGCTGAATCACACATCAATTACAAAACAGGTATTGTTAAGGAGTCATATGAGGCAGCTCAGAATGACACTAAGAGATGTTTGTTTTATATTGAGAGTGTTCGGGATCAGATGAAGGCCAAAGAAACCACTATAGATGATACAGCAAGTGCTATGTACCAACTAGCAATCCTGTTCAAGGACGAACAAAAGGAGAAGATAGATTGGGTACTGACATACTTTGGAGAGTCACCTTTCAATATGACTCCAGCTGAAAAGAAGATCAGACTAAGTGAGATTATCAATGGCCAGGCTACAGTCAAGCCAGTCATCACAAAGGGTAAAACAAAGATTGAATACACAAGCAAGCCAGCGAAGGTATTTGAACTGCTATGCTTAGATAAGGATATAGAATTAAAAGCTATGGTGGAACTTATGGTTAAGAGTAAGGCTCTGACATATGTAGGTGGTAAGTACTGGTTTGATGATCGGGAACTTGGCATGGGCATAGACGAGGTACTTACAAGCCTTAAAGACGCTTCACCTGACAGCAAGAAGGTCTATATGCAGATCAAGGCAAGACATGAAGAGTTAAAACGTGAACTATCAATATCAAAATAGATGTTCGTATTAGATATGCATAACTATGTCCTAGAAGGACTTCAAAACATGAACTCAAACTTGTATCGTGGATATGAGTCGGAGGAGATTGATTTGTTTCTCAATAGGGCAATGAGTGCATATTTTGACAAGCATTATCTACCCTTAAAGAACACTCAAGGATTTGAGCAGTCTAACAAGCGTTATGCGGAGCTTTCTTCGCTAGTGGTAGATTACTACAAAGACAATGCGTACATCGCTCAGAGCAGCTCTGGCGACATCGAGAGAGTATACAATAATGATTCATCCATACCAACCAAATTCAGGTTAACACTACCGGATGATTATGCTATACTAACTAGGTGTCGTCCAAGGGTGTTCTATAATGATTGTAGTGATATAGAATACACAGTTACTTCAACATCAGTTCAAATAGGAACATTTACTTTTATCACTAATCCAACAACGCTTGGGGGGTCGAGTATAAGCCTTATAGAATATGAATCTAATTTCACAGGATCATACTCAGGTCAAATAGATCCTTTAGCTGGAAACCTTCCATGGGCAAGCTATAACTTCCCTGAAGACGGAGATTCTTTCCTTAAAGCATTTATAATTGCAGCTAATGCAGAGTTCGATGATCAAGGACTAGGTATAGGCATGTATTGGGAGGCTTATAAGGGTTTATATTATCCAGGCAAGGTTATCATTGTCCAAGAAGATAATCAGACAGGAGATGTTAAGTTTGATCTTACAGGAATAACTAACAATGACATCTATGAACCAATTGTAGACACACCTGTAACCTACAAAACATTAACAGAAACAGCATCATCAGGAAGCTACAAGTATGCAAGAGCAGAAATGAGAAGACATGGTGAAGTTGAGATGTTATTAGCGAATGCTTTTCATGGACCAAACAGCGAGAAGGTACTATATACTGAGCACCAGAATTTCCTTGACTTCTACACAGATGAAGGTGCAATAGTCAAAGATGTGGTAATTAGTTATATCAGAAAGCCAAAAGCAATAAGCCTATCTCTTAATCAGGGATGCGAGTTAAACGACTCCACACATGCCAAGATATGTGACTTAGCAATAGCACACATCAAAGCAATTAATAGTCATCAGAACTATCAAGCAATGATAATCGAAGCAGAAAAAACAGACTAAGATGAGACTAAACGAGAGAATAGAGATAATGATACAAGGTATCGAATACAAGGTGACAACGCCAAAGGGCAAGGACTTCTTTTTGAGTTTCTTGCATAAAGATAAAGACAAACTTGTTGTGGATGGTGTTCTTAATGAAGACCTCCTTGACATTTTAGTACATAGACTTGAAGATCAGAATAGCAAAAAGAGCGATAGATTTAACAATAAGACATTATTCTTTTTAAGGGAAGCTAAGAGATTGTTAGAAGAAAGGAGATTTTTCTATAGAAACTTTAAATTAAAACAAAAATTATTGAATCATGAGTAGACAAAAAAACGTGTTGGTAGCTAGTAGCATAACTAATGCACCAACTACATTGACAGCATTAACATCAGGACAATTAGGTATTCTTACACAAAGCCCTGTTGGAACTCTTGCAGCAATTGGAAACGCAAGTACAGTCACTAACTTTCCAAGAGTGTTAGTAGCAGTAGGAAAAGGTACAGGGCAAGCCCCAGATGTTGTAACTATAGAGGGAAAAGGTGTTGTAACTTTCTCCAATGCAATTTATACTGTAGGAGCAAAGAAAAGTATTGTAGCGGGTTATATTGGGACCGGAACAAACACCTTACCAGTGAATCTATACAGTTCATATGAATATGGTATTCGTATTACTCCTGCTGATATAGACAATGAAGGTACAAAGTGGGAGCCATCAGGTTTCTATAAGTCTTTTATTTCAGCTTACAATACGCCAGCAGCAGCACAAGGAAGATATGTTCTTCTTAAAAGTTTAATGACTGAGATTAATACAGATACTAATCTTAATGTTAAAGCTTATTTACGTCAGAGTGAAACAGTAACAGCATTAGCAGGAAACGCAACTGTTGTTAATGGATCTACTACTGTAACCTGTACACATGCAAGTGCTATGGTAGATGGAGACTTTGTACAACTTGGATTTAGTGTATACAAAGTGTCTGATGTTGTAGCCGGATCATTTACCATTGACAGAGCATGGGAAGGCGTAAGCGAGACTATTAAGTTTAATGGAGTCACAGGTGCTAACTGTGGAGTTACAAATGGATCAATATTGGTAACATGTACAGATACAACTACACCAGATCTAGCTGTAGGTGATTATGTTAGTCTTGGTAATGTTTCTTATAAAGTTACAGGAGAGATAGCAGATGAATCATTTACAATTGATCGCCCATATGAAGGAGCAACAGTCGCATTAACACCTCAAGCGGTTCCATCATCTACGACTGCAGCAATTGGTTCTGCATGTTTTGTAGCCAATGCAACAGTAGATGCTGATACTTTATTTGGACTTCATTTCGAAGCTGATAATTACAATGAGAATTTTGATGCTAAACTTGAAGAAGGTTTTGATGCAGATGAAGCTGTAACAAGGAATGCAATGGCTTATCAAGTTGGTTCTTATGCAGAGGTAACTCAACAAGAAGGATGGAGTGATCCTGCTTATGGTACTATGAATAAAACATTTATACCAGACGCAAGAACACATATCGCTTCTTCAACTGGAACTTATAATAGATGGAGTATTACATACAACAACTATATTCCGGGCACAGATGGCACAGGCAGGAGTCATGATAATAACATGGAACTTGTTATCTATGTCTTAGATGACATTGGAACATTCACTATCAATACGCTTGCAGTACAAGTTCTTGGTGATGGATCTCCTGGCGCAAACTGGTTAGAAGATTACCTAAAGGATGGCCCAAATTCATCAGGTGCATTCGCAGCTACTATAGATGCAGCTTAATTTCACTACCGTAGTATAAAGGGGGGAGTTAACAGCCCCTCCTTTGTACCATGGTAACTTAAACATCTACTTCTATGGCAACAGTCGTATTCACAGCAGCAATAAACAGCACAGCAAAGACTATTACCCTTACAGTCTCTGATTGGGATAGTATAGCTACAATTGGAGATCCTGCTTATCTTTATTATAAAGCTCCAGGTGATTCAGACTATACCTCTTTAGGGGACCCAATAACAACAGCGCCTGGAACAATACCAATTTATTCATCAGGAGGTTCAATTACAGTAGCAGGTGCAGAGGATGATGTTATTCCAGATGGAGTATATGAATTCAAGTTATCAGCCTCAGCAGTAGCACCAGAGACGACAGATACTTCTGTATACATTTTTACAGATGCACAGAGAAAGTGTTGCCTTGCCTCTAAGATCGCTTCTATCATGGACTATTCATGTAGTGATTGTGCAAGGGAAAAAGCAATATCAAATTTAACCTTCATGAAGATGTTACTAGAAGGTGCAGAGCATGATGGTAGTACTAACTGTGGTGACTGGACAGAAGCACAAGCCAAACTCGACTATGTTGAGGAGTTTTGTGATGATGACGGTGACTGCTATCAAAGTGGTTGTCAATAATGAGTTATAGCAACGCACAAATACAGGCAGGTATTAATACTGCAAAATGTTGTATGGGAGACTATACATGCAAGATGCTTAGTAAAGCAATCAATGGACAGGGTTATGAAGCCACCTTGTTAGTAAACCAAGAGCTATCAATCATAATCTTTGCTTTAGAAACTTATTTGACTTGGGAGTCAGAGGTATGCATGACAGGAGCACAGATCGAAAAGACAATACATAGAATAAATAAACTCTGCAGTTGTAATTGTACAGAAGTATCAGGTTCGACAGTAGTATCTGCAGCACAGCACACAAGCGCAAGTCACACAACTTTAGATCATACATTATGACAGCTTATAAATTATACACAAGGGATGCATCAGCATGGACTCCGGGAGTAGATACTCTTGGGGCTATTGATAGAAGCGGAACCGCCTTGACAGTAACTCAGCATGATGAAACCCATAAGTATCTGTACACTAAGATAGTTAACTTAAAGTTCTCGGACATTGATGAGGATATAGATGTTGCTCCAGCACCTAAAGACATATTGGTTTATGATGGTTCTAATTGGGCTAATGTACCTACAAGTGGAGACGCTGACATAGCAACTACTGGTGCAGTAACTGTATCAAAGATAGGAGGGAAGACGGTAACTCTTGGCGGAAGTCTTATTACATCAGGTGGAGCATATAACCTTGAATTCGATTTAGCAGCAAGTGTTGTTATTACTATGCCAATTATTGATGCCACCCTACTGACTACTAAGTTAGCAGATGGAACGATATGGATAGGAGATGGCACAGGAGTTGTTTCCCCACGAACTCTTACTGGTGATGTAACAGTAGACAATGTAGGAGCAACGACAATAGGGGCTTCTAAAGTTACTAATGGGATGCTTGCCGGAAGTATTGCATGGACAAAGTTGGCAACAGGAGCTGCAAGTGTGGTCTCTGTTACAACAGGAGGAGGAGTATTAACAACATCTGCAATAACAACAACACAACTTGAATACTTAGGAGTAACTCCAGGAACGCTTTCAAATTCAAAAGCACTTGTTGTTGGAGCAGCAGGACAGATTAATGCATTAACGATTACGGCTGTAGATATTAATTCAGGTACTATTGACAATGTAACTATTGGAACTAGCACAGCATGTACTCAATTAGTTGTTGATAATATTGACGTTAATTTAAACACAATATCAACTACTGCAGGGAATCTTAATTTAACACCTTTTGCTGGATCAGCAGTAGTTATTGATAGCACAGTTAGTATAGATAATGGCACATTCACATCATCAGTAGATATGACATTTAGCACGGCAGGAGACAGTCTTGTTCTTGGTGGTGGGATATTAGACAAGATTGGCTTCTTTGGCTCAGCAGGAACCGTTCAGTCAACAGGATGGACGGCTACAAATGTAACCCAAGACAAAACAATCGATTGTGATGCAGTAACATTTGATCAGCCAGGAATAGATCTTCTTGCTGATGTTATTGGAACAGTTATAACAGAACTTTTAGCTAAAAACCTTATTGGCGCATAATGAAATACGGTATAACATTAAATATGATAGTAGACGACATTCTAAATGACAAGAATGGAGGTATGCCCAATGATGACTATTCAAGGGAACAGATCATGTTTAAGATATTCCGTTGGAGAGAATTACTTATAAGAAGGGATGTAGAACGTAATGGGATCAATCCTATATTCCAACAATCAATCAATTGCCTTGAACTAGAACTTACAGATGAAACAATATGCTGTGGTGTAGCAACCGAGTGTAAAGTCCTTAAGTCAGTATTGGAGATCCCACAATTAATCAGAATAAAAGGTAGACATGCTTTCACAATAACATCCACAAATGATGATACTGTATTTGCAGCAATGAAACATACAGAGGTAAGATCATTGCCCAATCTAAGGTTCACAGGAGACGTTAAGAGAGCCTTTCTCAAGCCAGACAACTATTTATACATATTGAACGATAAATTCACTAGATACGCTAATATGTCGGCATTATTTTTCGATCCAAGACAAGCAGCAAGGTTTAGGAATTGTTCAGGAGATCCGTGTTATACTAATGATAGTCCTTTTCCAATAAGTGGAGACTTCATTAATGCAATATATCAAGAAGTAGCGAAAGAACTTAAAATGGTTAATATATATGAGGCCAATGACCAAAAGCCGGAGTCCGTTGACTCTATCGAGCAGGGTTAGCTTTAAGGAACTTTATGATAAGTACCATGACGAGCACCCAGAGAAATACATTCACCCAGACCACTTCAGAAGAGTTATTGGTCATGCGTTAGTTGAGTATAGGTCTCAAATGCTAGAAGGCAAGGTATTGAATATAGGTCTCCATATAGGTAAGATGTTTGTACGTAAATGTAAGAGAAGGTTTGATCTATATGTAATCGATTACAAGAATAGCAACAAGAACAAAGAAGATATTTATGGATGTGCAAAGTGCCCGGAGTCTAAACAAGGGAGAGGCCCTATGCTTGTATGTTCTAATAGTGGTAAGATTATTTATTACACAATATGCCACAAGCAGCCAGAGTTAGCGAAATCAAAAAAGAACTGGAAAGGAAAGCCCTGGGTAGTTCCTCATACTGAAGACAGTTATTTTCATTGTACATGGAATATGGCTAGTTGTAGGATAAAAAACCATTCAGTTTATAAGTTTCAGACACAACCACAGATGAAAAAGTTAATAACAAAAATCCCTGACCTAGAGTATACATGTAACAATAAATAATAAAGTAATGAACAACATACACAATACCTTAAATGCCATTTGGCGTTTACTCTCCAGAGCATTAGATGGAGTAACTTCTACAATAGGAGCATTGTTAACTGGAATATTTTCAGATACAACAAGTATTGATGCAAAGATGACAGAACTTATCGGCAAGGTAGAGGAACTAGAAGGTGGTTATGGAGCATTGATAGGAATGCCTACAGGATCGGATGGTGATTTTGTAACAGCTTACCAGGCAGCAACAACAGTTCGTTTATCAGATATGCCAGCAACGCTTTCGCTTACTGATTTTACAATTGACAAGGTGGAAAAAATCGATAGGTATGATACAACAGGAGCTTGGGTTGCTACATATACAAGGCAAGATACATTGTTAACCTACGATGGTGTGCAAGATATAACGATCACAGGCGCTACTTTAGCTGCTACTGATACATTTGTAGTCTATACTAACGTAAGGGCAGCAGAAGCCTCTGCAAGCGGTGTAACAGATGGTACATTGATTGGGACAGATATCGGTAGTTATACATTTGATGCATCCTTACAAACCATTACCCTCGCAGGAGTCAAGACACTTGGAATAGGAGAGGTTCTTTCAATAACTAACTTGGAAGACAATATCCTTATATTTCATAATCAAGTATCAGGAAAAGGCGGAAGTATATCCGGCAATGTGATTACGCTAGACTATGATACTACAACAATGAGTGATGGGGATGAGTTACAGATTATCATTCATTATAATGTGAGTGAAGACTATGGATTATCTGCTAAGAACATAAGTGAGATTAGCCCTGATCCTTATCATGAATTGACTACACAAGATATTGATGAAGATAATGAGGGCGCACAGAATGACACTAAATACACAAGACATACTGTTTACTGCAGCACTTTTAATTATATGTCAGGTAGCTATTTACTAACTGCTGATGATACTCATAACGATGTTACTTTAAGGGCATGGGCAACAATGAAAACAGATTTTGCATTACCAGACGAAGATACAGCCATTACAGACAGTGATGAAATATTTGACATAAGTGACGATGTACTTGGAAATGCTGCTGGAATTACTATTAATGATGGGACGGTAGGTGATATATTCTTTATAGACTTGCCAACAAGACCTTATGCAATATTTTTTGAATTACAATATGATGAAGACAATACTGCTGCTCCAGCTAATGCTGCTGATATAAGATATAATCAATATTATTAAAATAAAATAAGATGAATAATCCATTTCTAATTAAAAAACAGGTTGACACTAAAGTTTCTACAAAAGAAATAACAGTTAAACATAAAAAGGTTTTGGTAGATTTATATATGTCTACAAACAAAAACGTTACAGTTACCAAGCATAAAATGGGAGAGTTAAGATTACCTGCTTCACAGATAAAAAGTTTGTTTGGAAAGATTGATGCTGTTTTCTCTTGTGTACAGCAAGTAATGAATGGAACTGCTGTAAAAAAAGTAATCCCTGCAACAGAAGAGAGGGCTTCTGAGACGATTTATTATGACATACCATCAACTAAGCTTAAACTTAACAAAAGAGCTTATACGTTCTTCCCTGACTGCGACAAGGATGCTTTTGAGTATGTGATCAAGATGATAATCAAATGGAGCAACGGAGAAGGCACAGCAACATGGAATGATTTTGTAAGTTATTTTAAATAAGAACTAATGAGTAGAACAAGTATACCAACACAAATATATCCAAGAATAGTAGAAAGAGCAGCTTCTACATTACCACAAACAGACACAACTTCTTATTTTACTGTTACAGGAAAGGTTCTTATAACACAAATTATAGGAGAGGCTACAACAGGTATGGAAGCGATAGCTAATAATATGCTTCTTATATCAAATCCTACTGCTGGTAATTCTGTTAATCTTTGTGCTGCAATTAATACAAATGCGCATATTCCTGGAACTTTATATAATATTACAGGAACATTTGGAAATGCTATGCAAGGTGTTGATGGAGAAGGAGCTTTAATAGCACAAGTAACGCCTGTTATCGTAAGAGAAGGTGTTATTGAATTGGCTTGTGATGCAAGTGCAACAGGAGAAATAAAGTGGACAGTACACTGGATGCCTTTAGATGCAGGAAGTTCACTAACAGTAGCATAAATTTAATTCAATGACAAAAGAAGGTAGACATAATTGGGGCAACAGTGGTAGTAACTGGAGATGTACATTCAATACTGAATGGGATATTGTGCAGAACCTTAAAGGTACTGTAAGCAATGTATCATTTGAGAATGGACAAGCTATGTTTGTTACTGCTAGTAGTTCTAAGATTACATTTAAAGGAACATGGGTTACACGAACTATCAAGTTTGAATTAGAGGATGTAACAAGTTTCCGTTGTAAGTTAGCAACAGGTAGAACTATTGTAGTTACAGGAGGTACTGTTTCCAATACAGGCTTTAGTTCAGCTACTTATTATGTCAATGGAGCAGCAACTTCTACTGTACCTGCTACTGGAAAGGTTACGCTAATAGTTGAAAACAATGCTGATTTCACAGTTAATGATTTACAGATTGGATATGATGGTACTGCTTATGGTACTTTTAAAGCTGACTTAGCAGAGCAATTTAATTATTTACTTAGTGCGTCTGAGGCAACCAACGATTATAACAAAGCTACACATCAGGCATTAACAGATGTTAGTGAGCAGTTGGGGAGTGAGTTGGTTACTAATGGCGGATTTGATACAGATACAGGTTGGACTAAAGGAGCTGGATGGACAATTGGAAGTGGAGTCGCAAGTCACGCAGCAGGAAGTAAAACAGAAATATATCAATCTGCTGGAATAACAGCAAGTAAGACATATAAAGTAATATATACTTCATCTAATTTATCTGGAGGAGGAGGAACTCGTTTCATACTAGGTAATGATTCTAGTGGAGCAGGAATAAGTAGGGGTGCAGCAGGAACATTCACAGAAACAATTACATTAGATGCAGCTATTGCCGATGATAGGATATATATTCAAGCAGATTCTTCACTTAATTGTAGTATTGATAATGTAAGTGTCAAAGAAGTCCTACACCCTTCCATAACCACACTAAGTAATTACACAAGTCGTAGAGGGTTCAGTGAGGATTTATATACAACCTTAAACACAACCAATCTTCCTGATATTGTAAGACGAGGTAGTGTATATGCAGCTAAGTTCGTAGCAGCTAATAGTGATTTAATCACAATAGGAAATAAAGGTACAGTCAATCATGTAAGTTTTGTATTCTGGAATGATGGAACAGCACAAAACATTATGACACTTGATAATGGAACTACCAATATAACAAGCAATGGAACTACCCTAACACATTGGGGAACTACTTGCTGGATAAATGGAGCAGCAACAACCACTTTAACCAGAGGTTGGAACATCATATCAGTAATTAGTACAGCAGATAAAACAGGTAGTAATATCAAGTGGGGATATACAGGAAGTTACGGAAGTCCGATTATTAGTGATGGGTGGATAACTACTGGTAATATTAACCTAGCTGAACATACGCAGTTTTGGACACTTAAAAGAGAAAAACTAAGCTAATGACAAACACAGCAAGTATACATGAACCAATAAATAGAGAAGGGTAATGAGTAAGGTATTCGATTTCAATAACATACATGAAGGTTCATACATTGATGGTATAAGTGGTGTACAAGGAACTAATACTAATGGCGTATTTCGTACTACATCTAAAGGATTAGCTTGGAAAGGGAATGGGAGTACCAATATTGCCTACGGTGCTTCAATGGGGTTGTCTCTGAATGATTTTACAGTAGTTTGTAATTTTAAATTATTAACAAGTGGAATTAATCATCTTTTATTCGCATGGGGTGAAGATTCAGCAGGTAAAAGAAGATCAATATGGGTAAATAGTGTTAACGTATTATATTGGTCTGGTTATGGTGGCTCTGCTAATCTTAGTAGTGGGGTAACTTTAGACGTTGGTAAGTGGTATCAGGCAATTATAAGTATTACTGATGCTGATGTGGTTACTATATATGTAAATAATCCTACTCTGGTAAGAGCAACCGCATCTGTAACATTAGCTACACCAGCGACAAATACATTATATATTGGTGCTAACCCTGTTGGCGGTGAGAGTGCAACTGCATACATTCAGACCTTACAAGTATATAGTGGTATCCTACCCACACAAGAACGCAACAACCTATACAACGAGTTCCTACAATCAAAACCAAAAGGACGTAAGATAGTTAATCCTATTGCTTATGATCGTCAGAAGCCAACAAAGGTTCTAACAGCTAATGTAAGCCATGCATATACATTTAAAAGAGGAAGTAGCCTTGATGTGAAAGGAACTCTTCATGGTACGTTTAGCGGTGGTCAAACACCTATATTAAGTGGTAGAAAGTTTCATGGCGTAGATGGTAAGTTTGCAATGGGAGCAGTAGGAAATATTAAGGGCTTCTCATGTAGGATTAAACTTGATACTACCACAGAACAAATACTTGAAGGAGCTGCCAACGCAAAACTAATACTTGCAAATGCAGGAACAATTGAGTATGCTGAATTTGATAACTGCTATATCAATGGAGTAGACACTGATACTATAACAGCAGGTGTTTGGCATACATTAGAAATAACAAGCACAACTGATGTTGACATGACAGCTTGTACACTAGCTTTAAATAATGCTAGTTATGGAGCATTTGAGATTGAAGAACTATATTTCTATACCGAAGAAAGAACACTTGCAGAGATAGTAAAATATTCTAATGACTTTGCCAACCAACTAACCTTTAAGTCTAACACACTAGGACAAGCAGTTGGTAATGCTCCCGACCAATGGCAAGGAATAGGAGTTACAGGTGGAGTTCCTAATATTGTTTGGGATGAGTGGGTTGTTGAATTAGGTAATATATATACTTCTGATTTTAGTGCTGGTGCTGATGGTTTTCCTGCTTCTGCTAATATTACTGTCACAGGTAATGTAGATAATATAACCGATGATAGTGGAAGAACAGAAGATGACTGTCTGCAATTAACTGATACAACAGCCGTTGGTGTAGCACATTATACGAAAAAAACTATTGCTGGGTTGACTAAATGGGATTACATTACGACATCCTTTGACTATTATATACCTACAGCAAATACTACATTAGTAAAGCTTTATGTAGAATATGGTGGTGTTCCTGATGTTCCATTTAATATAGTTGGAGTTCAAGGAGCATGGACTCGTATTTCTGCAAATTTAACAAAGGTTACTGCCGATGTAGGATTAACTATATTTCCTTCTGCAAGTGGAAGTACAACTTATACAGGTACAGAAGAAAGTTTTTATATAAAGAATATTTCAATAGACTTTGCCCCCCCACTACCTAACTTCAATAGCGGTACTAAGTATCATTTGTGTAATGTGGCAGATGCTTATGCTATCCCTAGTACTCAGGCTTATGGTAAGTGGAGGATGTGGTTTTATAAGGCAGATACAACTACTACTCAGGATTGCATATTTATAGCAAACATTCAGGGTGATATAGGTACAACTGGGCTTAATGGTTATATGGTTAGGTTTGGTACAGACGAAAAGTTTTATGTATATGTTGTCACTAATGGAGCTGTTGGAGCAGCCGTAATCACATCTGGAAGTGTTTATACTATTAATACACTGTACGAAGTTGAAGTAACCAGAACAACCGCAGGTGTATTTGTAATGAGCCTTATAGGTGGAAGCGTAACAACTAAAACAAGTCTTGGAACTGGAACAGATACTACATATAGTGAAGGTAAATACATCACCCAAGCCAATAGAGCAGTGGGAGATATGCTACTACTAACCGAAGGCAAAAAAGGCGTTGAACAATAAACAAAAGACTGATGACAAACGAGAAGAAAACATTTCGAGCCAAACTAACAGAAAGCTTCTGGATTAAAGTTGTGGGTATTGCAATTGGCATTGTATTCAGCTTTAGTGCTGGTATTGTAACTAAGAGTAAAACGCAAACCCAACAGGTAAAAGTTAATACAGAATGCAATGTTTCGCAGGATGGTTTATTAGAAGTTCATAGTAACCAAATACATGAGCTAAAATCTAATAAAGCCAGTAGTGCTGACATAAACGTTGTATATAGTGTTGTTGATAGTATGACAGGATATTTTAATCTAGGTCAGGTTAATAACAAAGCATTTTGGGCATTTTATGAGAAAGATCAGGAACTAAGAGATATCTTTTACAATCGGAGGTTTAATAGTATAGAAAGTAAATTAGATATTTTAATTGATAACGGACTAAATAAATAGCGAGATTATGAAAAAGATTAATGTACCACAAATGATTGTACTGTTGTTATGGGCAGTATGTTTCTTTCTTCCACTGATAATTGAGATGGCTTCTGTAGAGAAGTATATCATTGGATATGTTATTAGCGAGGCTGTATTAACAGTTATTGCTTTTGGAATCTTTCGTTCACTTGAAAACAAATAGCTATGACACAGACACAGATCATCTTAACATTCATCCTTTACATATTACTTGTATTGGTAGCTAGAATCAATCGTGACTATTGGGCAATTGAAAGATGGAAAGACAATATCAACAATGAGAAAGATGTTGATCGCTGGCATGCCTGGGGATTCATATTCTCAGCAGTAGTTGTTATCTATCCACTGTTACTGACTTATCTACAACAGGATTGGAAGATTGGTTTAAATTTCATGTTTGTATGCTTTACATCTGCGTTCTTCTTTTGGCCAGCATTTGATATAGGAGAGAACTGGCGAAGAGGGCTCCCTTGGGATCATCAGGGCAACAGCAAGACAGAAAAGTGGTTTGGCAGGAACATTCTTCCAATAAAGTTTTTCGGGCTAGTAGCATCTCTTATAGGCGCTGTAATAACAATGATATGAATAAAGCATTTGAATTAGCACTTAGCTTCTACGGAGAGAGGGAGATTGTTGGAGAAGTAGACAATCCTACTATAGTACAATGGTTTGCTGATATTGGACATTCATGGGTAAAGGACGATGAATTAGCATGGTGTGCATGTTTTGTAAACGCTATGTTAAAACTATCTGGACTACCACATACAGGTAAGTTGAATGCGAGATCATTCCTTAGTCTTGGTGATGAGGTCACAAGTCCACGTCAAGGCGACATAGTTGTTTTATGGAGGAAAGGTAAGAATTCTGCTTATGGACACGTTGGCTTCTTTGTGAGGGAGTATCAGGGGTATATCTATATCCTTGGAGGCAATCAAGGGAACCGAGTATGTATCATGGGATATAAGAAAGAACGTTTACTTGAATATAGGAGGATATCATGAGTTATAAGTTTTGGGATTTCTGGAAAGAAGGTACTAAGTCAAGTACTATGAGGATTATGTTAGTCCTTGCTTGTGTGAATGTGTTTGCGATAACAACGATACGGTCTATTAGAGGTGATGATATTGACTGGTATGGTATTGCAGCATTTATCGGTGTCTTTGTAACAGGAAAGGTTGCACAAAAGATATGGGGAGAGAATACCGTTTCCAAAGCAGATCCCATAAGTGAAGAAACAATTGAAAAAGATGTGATAGAATGAGTAAGTACAAGAACATATTAGTTACAAGCCTTTTAGCGGTACTCATAGCCACGATCTTATTTGTATCGGGTATTTTAGTATCCAAAAGGCTATCGTCCACTGACGGCTCTTTAAATGGCTCAGATACTACCATTGTTATCAATCACTACTATGACACTACTATCCATATAACACAAAACGTATATACTACTAATGAGAATTCAGTGTACTACAAAGAGTATGACACATCATTGGTATATCTGGAAGGTCAATGTGATAGCGTCAGGAGATATAAGATACAAGACGGTAATGATTCCATTGAAATTTACGGAGACATATTCGTGTGGGGAACGCTTATGGACAGACAGCTATCATACAAGTGGTTGTTGCCATATAAGACCGTTGAGACAATAACAATAAGTAAATGGAAGTCTGGTCCGACAATAGGAGTAGATGCAATGATAAAGCCTGGGTTTGCTGTTGGAATACATGGTGGATGGCAAACGAAAAAGGGTATGGAATATACAGTTGGATACTTTACAGACAAGAGCATTTTGTTTTCTGCAAGAAAAGTATTTAACTTTGACATCATTAAGGAGAATAGAAAAGTAAAGAGAATAGATAATATTATTAGTTCAGACATACTTTAGAACAGGAGAACATAGCGCGGTAGCACATAATAGATTTTATATGATTATTCAATCAAATTGTTTAATAACAAAACAATGACAGTACAAACAAAACTTAATTTAAAACAAATGTTCGTTCATGGGGATACACAGACACAAAGGATCTGGACGGACCTCATTGACTCGATGTTTTCTTCATTAGATACAGCTACTTTTACCCTATCAGGTACAGAGCAGTTTATTATTACTTCTGATGCTACAACAAGCACAGTGTTCCCATTTACTTGTGACTCATTAACTACAGGTACAGGTATCGATGGGAGTTTTGATGCACTAACAACAGGTACAGGGTTGTCTCTTACATCTTCTAGTGCAATTACAACAAACGGTGAATTACTACTTTGTCAGGCTGATTCAGCAACAACATCAGCAGGTATTATTCGTGTTTCGGCTACAGGACTTACTACTGGATGGGTTGCAAAACTCACAGGTGGTGGAGCAACTGCAACTGCAGCAGGTGGTGTCCTTAATATTAGTGCCGGAGCAGCCACTCTTGGTACAGCACTAGCTGTTAGCACTACTGGCGCTTATGTTGGAGCTACAGGTGTTATCTCGCTTACTGCAACTAATCAGGTTGATGGTGACTTAATGATCATCACAGGTGGCGGAGCAGGAATGACCGCAGCAGCCTCTTTGTTACACCTTGACGGTACAGGAGCAACAGTAGGATTAATGCTTGACATCCAAGCAGCATCCCTTACAACAGGCTCGGCTCTTAATATTAACGCAGGTAGTGGAATAGCCATTAACGCAACAGCAGGAAACATTGTGTTTGGAGGAACAGCTACTCGTTCAGGAGCAGGCGCAATTCCTATAACACAACCTATTGCAGAGCTAACAAGTACAGGCGCAGATGCAATGACTATTGCCAATGGCATAGAAGGGCAAAGACTGACATGTATTCACGTATCAGATGGTGGATCATGTGTTATTGCTCCTGCAAGTGCAGAGTATACCAATGTGACCTTATTGGCTGCTGGTGATAGTGTAGACTTTATATTTACCAATGGCAAATGGTATATCATTGGAGTTGGAGCTGGTGTTGGAGGAACACAGCCTGTAGTGGCTTAGAATTAGTAACCAAATTAAAATAGAGATATGAAAGTACAACTAGAGAAAGAGATCGTCCTTCTGAATGGAAACAAGATTCCTGATGCAGATGGAAAGAACATGACCGTAAAGGATGCAATCATTACTGCTTTAACAGCAGCAGAGTCAGATCAAAAGATAACAGGCGAGCAGAAGTTCAAGCGTTACAATATGGCTCAGAAGATTAGCACCATGAAGAGCGAAGGAGAGTTGACGGCAGAGGAGATCACAGAAATCAAGAAAAGGATTGGTGAGGTCTATGCAATGCCAGAAGTAATAGGATTTGTTTTCAATACACTTGAAGGTAATTAAATGATTTACGAAACTGTCTCAATCGATCATGTATATTCCAGGATAAGTCTAACCCTTAACTTGGATGACGACAATGAATACTTGAATATATATGAGTTTATAGGATGGGCTATACGAGAGATCGGAGCTCATGGAACCCTTGAGATGGTTACTAAACAATTGACGATAGCAGATCACAGGGTCGAACTACCTTGTGATTTCTTTCGTCTTAGGCAGATATGTTACAATGGTTGGCCTTTAACATGGTCCAGCCGCACCTTTAAGTATCAGTACCTACTATGTGAAGAATGTGTCAATGATCGTAGTAGTGTTTTCGAAGCAGACACAGTTGTTAGGTACAATACTAATCTTGACAACATTATAGCAGATTATACTTCCACAGATGGGATTCAGGTCATTAACATTAACATGATTGTTAAGGTAGCACCAGGACATACAGCAGGAGGCATAATAGGCAACTACTATAAGCGATCAGGTTTTACTTTAGCAGCAACAGATCTTTCAACCATTGACTATTCCGGTGTCAATTGGACGAATGTGTCTACAGATGTTGGAGAGTTGAATGCAGGGGGGTTATCAACTCCTACAAGTTCACCTTACCTGTATACTTATCAGATTAATCCGGGCTATATAATGACTAACTTCGAGTCAGGCACAGTAGATATGTCATATGATGCTATCCCTACAGATAGTAAGGGTTATTACAAAGTACCAGATGACGAGATGTATCTATGGGCACTTGAGTATTATGTCAAAGTAAGAATGATCCAGAGAGGCTATAAGTTTCCAGAAGAAGATTTAAGAACATGTAAGGCTGAATGGATGAAGTACAGAGATATGGCAAGATCAAATGCGCAGATGTGGAATATTGATCAGACAGATGTATTCACTAAGAGATGGATGCGTCCTTTAGCTGTACTTGATAGAGCACAAAACTTCTTTAATAATGAATTCTAATGAAGAGTGTTGGTAAAGGTTTATTTCTTAATGCAAAGAAGCTTAATCAGCCAGATACATATCCAGTTGATGCGCTTAATGCGAACTTTGATAAGATTATAGGCTCTGTAAGCAACGAGGAGGGATTTAGTTTATTCATTACTAAGATTATTACAGGAACTACCGAAACATCCACTACAGCACTTCCTACAGACCTTATATGCATAGGAAATGTCAATGTTGATGAGACAAGAAATGTATTGTTCTTGGCAAAGACAAAAAGCACAGAGGGGGACTACCAAACAGGCGCTCTTGACTCTATAGGAGTACTTCATAATAATGGAGTCTATGAACATAGGTTAAGGGCAGACATGGGATTCTCACAGTTTCATCAAATACAAGCAAAGGCAAAGATTAAGAATGGAGAGATAATAGTATCATGGACAGATGATCTTAATCATATGCGTATACTTAATCTTGACAACCTCCCTTTTAAAGGCGGAGTAGATCCTGCCACACTTATTCCAAATACCTTATCTGAACTTACCCTTATAGATGTATATCCTGAGTATGATGTGCCAACAATAACAGTAGACGAAGTGAATGATTCTGGGGGGCAATTGTCTTCAGGAGCTTATCAGTTCTTTACTGCTTACGAAGATGGTAACACAAGCCTTACCAATTACAGTTCACCAACAAAACCACTAACTATTACAGAGGACAAGTCTTCAGTTCAATGGTATGAGTATGATGGATGCGAAGCAGGGACAACAACAACTAAGTCGGTAGCAATAACAATATCGGATATTGATGAAAGATATTCATTCTTAAACGTTGGATATATATCTCGTATCAATAGTGTGAAGAGCGTGTACCTATTTTATAGGGTAGCAATCACATCATCATCCGTAAACCTGATATTCTCAGGCTTTGAAACAGATACTGCAGTTCCACTAACGAGTTACCTTGCACAGACAGCACCATATAAGAAGGCTAAGACCATCTTTACATTAAATGACAAGTTAGGTTTTGGGAACCTAGAAGGCTTTGAAGATATAGACTATCAGAAGTATGCAAACAGTATTACAGTTGCTCCTGTATTTACTACTACTCAACATGAAGAGTATTCATTAACTAATTTTAAAGATAGTGTCTTTATTATAAACAATAAGGGCCTTATGCCTGGCGAAGTCTATGCCGTATATGTAGGGTTTACACTTAAAAATGGAAATAGAACTTATGCTTATCCTGTTCCGGGGAGAGAAGTTCAAAATATTACTGTGGGGGGAAATACGTTCTCAGAAGATGCTACAATGAGGGATATAATAAGTCTTGATCCAGCATTAAACTATCTTGAGGCAGATGACTTAATCGATCCAGGTAATATTAAGTACTTCCATACAAGAGATACGTCAAACAATAAAACGCAAATGTGTTTTTGGGAAAATGCTAATGAGAAATATCCTGAGCTTGCCAATGATCCAGATGGCAATTGGGAGGTATGGGGATTCACTGGAGTAGGAAATGAGACAGGAAGTGTTGCACCTTCATTACATGGACTAAATGTAAGACATCATAAAATGCCATGTCAGACAGGAGGATGGTATAATGAAACAACAAAGACATCTTCTGTATGTAGCATTAAACTTGAAAACATAGTTATTCCAGAAGAAATAGAAATCCAGGTTGAAAAGATGCATGTATATATAGCTAAGAGGAGTACAAACAATTCTACTATTCTTGGCCAAAGTCTTTATTATAGTGATTCTGATAACCAATTTGCTTTTCACTCTTTTGATATGATGACCAACAGTCTTCCACCTATGGCTTCTTATATCGAGAATGTATGTTTATATAAATTTAAGGGAAGAGATTCTTCGGTTGGAGGCTCAGTCTTTAATTGTTATTATTCCATGTACGACATCACAGCTCCTGTTCCAGATGTATATACTACATCGGATAATACACGTATAGGCGCATTGAAAAACTTTATACATGAGGATGATTTGTTATTAGGTGAAGACATGCATGAAAGGAGATATTATGGAGAGGTTAGTGTACCAACAGTAGGATACCCTGGCATATCAAAGCAAGGGCGTGGAGAATCATATTTAGAACCATATTACTATCTTACTAATGCTTGTGTATATAGGCAAGACATGTATTCTCCATTTCAGTCACAAGAGTTGTATGATACTGGTAATGATATTGACATTGATGTTTTAGGAACATATACAAAGACAATTACTGGCGGTGGTGATGTGTTTAATACAGACTATGCTTTTAGGACGATAGAGGATAGTGGCTCATTTACTCCAGCAACACAAGGCAATCCAACACATTCTGAGCGTTATTTATACTGGTTTCCTTGTATAGCTACTTCAAATATAGGGCTTAGGTATTCCGACTCATTGAGCACTTCTTCTGATGCAGCTTATTGGCCTAAATACGGCCCTTATGCCAGTGATTGGGCGGCATATCTCAGTGACGATATAGACACACAAGCCAATATCTTTGATTACAATATAGACTACAGTGCTGTTAATGATATGGCAAGGGCAATACCAACGCCTTTAGTTTCAGCAACAACCACGCACTTTCCAAATAGGTTAATGGTTAGTGAAGCATCATCACAGGAAGAGTTGGCTGAGAACTGGAAGAACTTTTTGGTAAACAACTACCATGATATGCCAAGTACAAGAGGAGAGGTATGGAACGTAGTTAATATCAATGATGAACTTCTTGTGAATACATCAAGGGCAATATTTAAGACTATTGGAAGTAAGAAGTTACAGTTGGATGAGATAACAACTTATATAGGTAGTGGTGACCTATTTTCATTAGAACCACAAGAGCAGGCAATTACTGAGGATGGATTCGCAGGATGTACAAGCCAATGGTCTTGTAAAAAACTACCAATAGGATATGTTTATGTCAATCAAGAATTGGGTAAGATATTCTTATATGATGGTAAACTAAATGATATATCAGGGAATGCTGGAATATGGTTTAAAGAAGAGTTGCCAAGCAAGTTAAAGGCGCAGGTATCTATTAGTATAAGTAACCCTGAGATTACCTTTGATAATAATGTTGGTGGGGTCGGTATTCATATCGAATACGATCAGAAGTACAATAGGATTATTATGTCAAAGAGAGATGTGGAGATTAAAGACATACTTAAGTTTAAGGGCTATGGGACAGGCGTACTTGTCGATGGGGACTTAGGGTTAATAGAGTTCAGTTCTCCTCTTGACGGCTACTATATGGCTCACTACGATGCATCCTTAGCGACATGGAACGCAATTGATTATTCGAACATATATGATTTAGACACCAACCCTTCAGGGCTATTTACGGATAAGTCATGGACAATGACCTTTTCTCTTAATACAAAGGAGTGGAGGTCGTATCATAGCTATATCCCTTCAATGATGTTAAGGAATGATAAGAACTTGATGTCAGCCATTAAGCCTACTTATTCATTAGGGGCAAAAATGTATAAGCATAATACTGCTAATAAGTATGGTAGGTATTATGATCAAAACAATCCAGATGAATTCTATGTGGAGTATGTAATCAATACAAGTGTAGACTATACAACAGGTCAGGTAACAAGCCTTGACACAAACAAGCTGTTTGATGCTTTCCAGTGGATAACTGAGGTATTTGACAGCAATGGAACAAACTACTACGGAAAGACATTTACAAAGCTGTTAATCTACAGCGAGAATCAGTGTAGCGGTGTTATAGACCTTAGTTCTGCTAATGTCAAGAGCACAGAAGGTACATGGAGATTCAATGACTTTAAGGACATAGTCATTACTTATGCGAATCAAATAATAAATCAAGATAAAGGTATACCAACCGGAACAAATGCTTCAGTATTAACTGATAACACTAAGGTAATTACAAGTAATATCAATGCGAGTAAGCGCTGGTATGAGAAGAGTTTCTTTAGAGGTAAATATATAGTAATACGGTTTGTATACAGTAATTCTATTACAGAACAATATGAGATTTATATGCATAAATATGATGCTATGCTCCAGAAGAGCTATAAATAGAGATAATGGTTTAATTAAAGACTATGGTGAAAGCTATGGTCAATTTGTGTGTTATGGCTAAGAAGAAACAATTACCAAAATATCAAGATGGGGAAAGGTATCTAAAGAATCCATTTGTCAGAAGAAAGCCGATGAGGGTAAAGGATCTGGATAGTTATGAGAAGAATCAATATGGAACATTAGAAGATGATCGGTTCTATCTTGAATCATTTCCACCACCAAGACGTGATGCTAGTGGCAAGTATTATCACCCTGTTATAAGAGATCCTGAGACAGGTGAGCTGACTAGGGTTCATAACCTACCGATTACATCTATATCAGGAAGGAAGGCTTCAGATAGCTCTGAGATGGCTATGGACACCAAGACTGGCAAGATGACAAGTAATACTCATAATGTTGATTGGAGCAAGAGTCAGGCAGGGAATAAGATATTAACAGGTCTTACATTTGCAGCAGCT